GATGTCGCCGCGTTGGGTAGAGAGTCTCCAGAGTCTGACCGTAGGTTGTTCACGGTGAACTACCTAGTCTCGGTTAGGCAAGAGTCGTAACGAGGAGTTGACATGCCAGCACCTAGCGCAACGGCACGCGGTACGCCAGCCGGTATAAAGATGGACGATGGTTACCAGACACTAATAACCTTCGCCCGTAACCCGGTCATCGCCTTCTGGGAGAAGTCGGTAACACCTCCTGGTATGGATGGTGGGGATGAGATTGATACTACCACCATGCACAACGTCAGGTTCAGGACGTTTGCTTCCAGAGCACTTATCACCCTGACGGAAGGAAGCGTCACGGCTGCCTGGGACCCAGACCTGTACGACGAGATTCTTCTCTTGCTGAACGAGAACGATGTCATCACCATCACCTTCCCGGACGGTAGTACCCTGGCGTTCTGGGGCTTCTTGAAGAGCTTCGAGCCTGACGAGTTTGTCGAGGGAGAGCAGCCGACCGCAACCATTACATACGTCCCGACCAACCAGGACAACACTGGTGTCGAGCGTGCCCCGGTTATGGTGGAAGTGGCTGGTACTTGATGAGTGCGGTTTAACCGCTATACTACTAACCGTCGCCCAACTGTTTTCAGGAGCTAGACAATGGCGAAGAAGATGTCCAAGAATGTCATCAAGAATGATGACGGTCGCTACCGCATGGATTTCAGCGACCTGGAACCTATCGAGATTGGTTTCAACTACAAGGGAGTTGAGTACGTTCTGTGCGAGGCAGAAGAGTCTGTAGTGTGTGCCTACCGCAACGAGCTTGCCAGGTGTACCAGGATGGGGCCAAACGGTAAGCCTACCATCATTGGCAACTATGCGGATACCGAATCGTTCCTGGTTAGCCAGTGCGTGTTCCAGGTGGGTGAAGATGGTCACAAAGATCCCAAGAAACCTGTGACCCAGAAGACTATCAAGAGTTGGCCAGGTCGCATGGTAAGAGATCTGTATAATCAGGTCAGAACCATCAGCGGTCTTAACCCCGAACAAACTCCAGACGAGGTTACTCAGATCATTCTGGATGAGAGCGAAGACCTACCTGAAGACTCACTTAGGGTATTGATCACCAAACTAAGAGAGCAGTTGGTATCGCGATCTAAGAAGGATGAACCGGAAGAGGTAACAGCCGGGGGAAACTGATAAAGGCGAGTGAGGTGTACGACGGTCACTTCACACTCGCCAAAGAGAACGGCAAACTGCTACACGAAGTTATGGGCTGGCGAGGTAGCATGACGCACCGCCAGTTCATGGCATGGGCTGAGTGGAAAGATGAGCAGTGGAATACGATGGAAAAGATGGATTACTACCTGGCCCAGATATCAGCAGTTATCCACCGTGCCAACCAGGGTAAGAAGCGTAAGAAGATCAAGATAACTGATTACAAGATAGAGTTCAAGAAGGCAGGGGCCAAGGCTCCTAGAGAGAGTATAGCCACCACGAAGGCTAGGTGGATAGGACGACTGGGTGGCAAGGAGAACATCGAGCACAGGCTAGTCTCTCCTCCAGAAGAAAGTAGGGAGTGATGCCAAGCAGTACAAGTATGGGTGGCATAGTCATCCGAATCCGGGGTGACGCCAGTGGATACTTCGACGTTCTGAAGGACGTTGAGAATCAGACTATGGCGGTGGTAGCTGCCATGAACGCTGCTACCTCTGCCGCTACCGCTGCGGCTCTGTCGTTCGCCACCAACGAGTTCCGCAAGTTCAACAAGGCTCTGACTGAATCTCTCTCTATCATGGGTCTTACGGCAGACGAGGAGAAGCAGATTGAGAAGGCTTCTCTTAGTCTTGGTAGGACTGCACTTCATGGTCCTACAGACTTGGCCAAGGCGTTTTACTTCATGGCTTCTGCTGGTATGGACGCACAGCAGTCTATTGCCGCCCTGCCTGCAATCGAGAAGTTTGCAACGGCAGGCAACTTCGACCTTGCCGCAGCCACAACGTACGCAGCAGACGCACAGGCTTCTATGGGTATGAAGTCTAAGAACGCTGCTACCAACATGAAGAGTCTGGTTCGTATCACAGACGTCTTGGTTAAGGCTGACACCCTGGCCAACGCCTCTGTGTTACAGTTCTCTCGCGCTCTGACTAGACAGGCTGGTGGTGCTCTGAAAGCGTTCGGTAAGGATGTAGAAGAAGGTGTGGCCGTCCTGGCTGCTATGGCCGATCAGGGTGTGAAAGCACAACTGGCTGGTACTCACCTGTCTATGATCATCAGGCACTTGACCAAGAACGCCATCAAGAACGAGAACGCATTCAAAAGGTACGGAATCGCCGTATTCGACAATGCTGGTGAGATGCGTAACTTCGCAGACATCATTGAGGATATGGAGAATGCGTTCGGTCCGATGAACGACGAGCTAAGATCTGCCGCATTCCTGCAACTCGGATTCGAGGCTAGGATGCAGCAATCTATCATGCCTCTGCTTGGCACCAGCGACGCTATCCGTCGGTACGAGAAGGAGTTGAGGAACGCTGGTGGTATGACTGAGAAGGTCGCCAACAAGCAGATGACCAGCTTCCACAACCAGTTACAGATTATCTGGAATAACGTGGTTGCGTTTGGCATCGACATAGGCAGAGAAGTAGTGCCGATAATGTTGGCTCTGGGTTTTACTCTGAAGTTCGCATTAGGGGTATGGGCCGACCTACCACCAGTTGTTAAGAAGACTACGGCTGCTGTATTGATGGGTGTGGTAGCATTCACCACCTTCGCAGCAGTTGTGTTCACAGCCGGTATGATCTTCAACAAGATGTTCGGTGGTATAGGTATAATCCTGGGAGTTATCGTTACTGGTGTTGCCGCTATGGCAGGTGCCTTTGCAGGTATAGGCTACAGTGCTGCAGACAGCCTGGGTGTCTTTGACGACATGCAGAAGCAGTTCACATCCTTCTGGAAGAGTACGGAACCTGTAAGGTTGGCATTAGTATCTCTGATTAGCCTGATTTGGGATATGGGTGGTGCTATACTGTCATCTCTCGGTAAAGATGCTATGGGGGCTATCAAAGGTATAGCTGGTGTAACTCTAACCGTACAAGATGCTATGTTCATGCTGGCTGCCTCCATCAACGCCGTAGAGTTTGCTATACTCCACATACGAGAGATATGGGACGTCCTAGCTACTTTCGTTCTGTTCAAGTTAGAAGAGGCTAAGAATGCGGTAATACACGTATTCACGGCAGTCATACCAACCACTTTTAAGAACAGTATCAAGATCATGAAGCAACTCTGGGGTTCCCTATTTGACTGGGCACAGGGGTTCTTGACGACCTTCGCGGAGAACTTCAAGAACATCTTTAGTAATATCGGTGATATCATCACTGGGAAGAAGAAGATAGGTGATCTACTCCAGCAGGCACCGAAGTTCCAGTGGAACATCAGAGACCTTGATCCTATACCCGAAAGGGAGATGGGAGAATTAGAGAAGAAACTCCATGATCAGTTCATGGGTATGGCAGAGGACTTGAACGACGACCTTAACAAGTTCCTCGGGATGAAGATTGATATGCAGTTTGCCAAGAATACTCTACCACACCTTGACGACGCCAACGACAAGACAAAAGAGTGGCGAGACAACATGGCTGATGTTGTTAAGGAAACTCAGCGATTTGACGCTGCTCTTACTGGTAGTGCAGAGGCTTTCACTCGGATCATGGAGTTCAGTGACCGGCTTAAGTTTGATGCGATTGCAAAGGAAACCAGAGATCGTACCAAGGTCCAAAGGGCTGGCAACCTTCCAGCACACATACCGGCACTCGGACCCATAGGTGGTGCCAAGAAAGTAGCCCTGGAACCCAACGCTGGGATGGGTGGTGGATTAGAGGGTAACAACATAGCCGGACTACTGGCTAGAATTGCCCAGGCAACAGAGGAGCAGGCACGACGACCCGGTCTTCGTCTCGATGCTGCCGGTCTGACATAAGGAGGATATTCATGGCAACCTTCCTGCTAGACGGACAAAGAACTTGGAGTGGTGTAAGAGACGATGAAGGTCATCGAACCTGGAGTATAACCTTCTTGGTGAAAGGCTCCAGGCTTGACGGTCCAGCCAACGCCTTGAATACTCCTGGGTTACCACTACCGGGTACGCTGTGGGCTTTCGACAACGATACAGACTTCTATGCCTGGTGCAGACCGAACGCTACGGTTACTCCATTACTAGACAATGAACCTAATAACTACTTTGAAGTGGAGATGGAATTCTCCACCAAGCCGCCCGAGCGTAACAAGCAAAGGTGCAACGACGTTCAGATAGAAGACCCTATCCTGGAGCCACCGAAGATTAGCGGCTCTTTCACTCGGTACACAGAAGAAGCAACGCACGACGTTAATGGCAGACCAGTAGTTAACTCCGCATTTGAGCAAATGCGAGGGCCACACGTAGAGTTTGACAAATCCAGACCGGCTGTCAAGATCGAGCAGAACCTTATCAACATGCAGTACACAGTGTGTGCTTCCATGATGGACTGCGTGAACGATCGGACACTATGGGGTTTGCCACCGAGGACCATCAAGCTGTCGCAGTTTAGTTGGGACCGTAAGTACCACGGTTTCTGCTACAAGTACTATACCCGTACCCTTGAGTTCGAGGTTAATTACAACACCTGGGATAGATCTCTACTAGACGAGGGTACCAAGGTTCTGAAGGGCGAATGGAATTTCAACACTGGTGCGTGGGAACTAAAGAACATCAACGGTGCGCCACCAGATCCATTCAACCCCACACACTTCATCCGCTACAAGGATCAGAACGGCGAGAACACTCGAGTAGTCTTGAACGGCAGGGGATTACCTGCCCTTACCAACATTGGCACAGGTAAGAGGTATATCTGTATCTCTAATGGAACCATAGGTATACCACTGTCAAATTCTAGCAAGTGGATTCCTATCTTCCAGGAAGACCTGTCGTTCATCATCGACTGGGTGTTTTCTACAAGTGTGTACCATAGGGGCTGGCTGGTAGCCTACGACGGTGCGTACTACGTTGCACATAAAGATGCACCTGGACAGATTGAACCACCAGATGAGTTGGGTACACCCTATTGGACTCCATTGATCAACAACATAGTAGATACGGGTAACTTCAACTTGGGTACAACGTATCAGAGGGGACAGGTGGTAACAGATCTTAGTGGCGAGACTGGTGCAGGTTCTATCATCGTCAGGAAGTATCCGGGTGTCAACTTCCTCCTCCTAGGGATACCAGCAGTACTGTAAGGAGCTAGTCATGGCTAACGAGATATCCATTCGATCCCAGCTAACCGTACGCAAGGGCTACATAGACTACCGGTCTAATCCGGTAGCGTTCGAGGCGGATATGGCTGGTGCCAAGGGTCCGACTCCAGGTGCCATAGCTGCCAGCACTGATGGAGTTGATGTGGACCTGTCGGAACTAACCACGCCCGGTGTTGCCAGGTTCATGAACATAGACGATACAAACTTCGTCGAGTATGGTATATTTGATCCAGAGACTAACGTGTTCTATCCGTTCGGCAAGATACTGCCGGGTGAAACCTACGTGGTTCGACTGTCCAGTAACTTCGGTGAGCAGTACGCTGGTACTGGTACTGGTACAACGGCAGCCACCAATACGTTGAGATTCAAGGCCAACACTGCCAGTGTGAACGTGGTAGTAGAGGTATTCGAGGAGTAAGGTGTCGAAGACTTCTTTAATAAGGAGTGAGTCATGACAAAGGACAGAGAGATTGAGCGAGACTTCGATTCCGATGCACGGGCCATCGAGGAATTCCACGAGAGGCGTAAGCAGAAGACTGCTACCAAGGCCAACCCCGTCATGATGCAAGTTGAACCGCCACCTATTCCTCTGGAAGAAGGGGAGAAACTGGCTGATCTGAAGGAAGAGACCAATACCAGGGAGTACATAGTTAGGCCAACACTGTCCCTAGTTCAAGACATCTACCATCAGGCTTCTGCACAGGAACCCGAGCAGGTGTCTGCCAGATATAGCAGGGTGTTGTCCGACAACGAGCAGATGTATCGTCGCAAGACTACGCTGACGGATGAATGGCGACTCCTGGACGTCGGCTGGGTAAACAAGATCGGTCTGGTAGTTATCCACAATGACGAGGGTAGCAACTTCCGTAACCAGCCCTCGTCACACGAGTTGATGCAGGTTGCTCAGAGGGTTATCGAAGTCTGTTTCATACCAAAGCAACCTCCTAACAGAGACATGCACTCGCCTGCCAAGCCAAAGTTGTTAGCCCACATCATCGTCAGACCCGGTGAGTTGGTACACTTCGAGCCGGATGAGGGTGCTGAGGTTATGTGGAGGTGTAGATTCGGTAGCACCCGCTGCACCCTGTACGTAGTTCCTGCTTGATACTCTCCTCCAGAGAAAGTGGTGAGTCATGGCCGAGAGATACTTGCTCAGCGCAGACGACCTGGACATACTGCGTCGCATCATCAACTCTGTTGACAAGACTCCTAAGAACAAGGTAGGGCACAAGTACCACAACCTGGACGACCCACCTTCCCCTGACGTGTACATAGCCTACACCCCTGGCGGAATACAGGGTAGATCCGGTATCAACGCTGGTTACGGAGACTGTGACATCTACCGTATATCCTGGCAGGACAACATCCCTGTGCTGGTACAGGCTACTACTCTTCAGAGAGTGGTTAACGTAGGTACAGACGGTATTAACGCAGACTCATTCTTCTCGGTCAAGAGGGATAAGTACGGAACCTGGCTGGCCGACGCCTTCTCTTCTGATAGTGACGTTGGTACTGGTACGGGAACGGCTGTAGATCCTGGAGCTAGTGCTGCGTTCTCCGGGGCAAAGGTTAGCTGCCAGTCTGGGCAATCCATACCAAACGGTGGGTTCGGTTCGGAGACTGCCATAGTCTTTGACTTTGAGGCGTATGATCAAGGTGGTTACTGGAGCGCTGGTAACCCTACGAGATTCACAATACCAGAGTCTGGCTATTATCACGTAGGGGGTAGTGCTCTGTTTGACCCGAGCCAAACGTACACGTTGCAACTACTTACCATATACAGGAACGGTATATTGGCTCATGACAACGAGTGGCAGAACCACCCCCATGCCACCGGTCAGGATGCTAATCGTAGCTCCATGTGGCTGGCCATAGACTTCTTCTTCACAGCCGGTCAGTATATAGAGTTACGGGTTGGTCAGACCAATTCTGGCAGTGCCAACAGGTTAGTCAGTGGTGGTGATGCACAGTTCTGGATTCACAAACTAGGTTCGTAGAGTGTTGACCTTTAGCCAGGGTTCGTATATTGTACTACCCTAGTAGTTCCTCAAACATGGAGACAAACATGAAACACAGGCTCCGAGTCGTCTTCGATGAAGAGACTGGCGACTTGCAGGTGACACATTCCTGCACGGTTACGATGGGTGACCAGAAGGTTACCAAGTCTGAAGTCATCACCCTTGAGTCTCAGGACTCATTCCTGGATTCCCTGAAGGAGATCCTCAAGGCCAACCGAAAGACAATGGAAAGGATGACTAAAGAGTCCGCTGTCGAGCACATGGCAGCGGTTCAAGGTGTGATGCGAAGGAATCGTAAACAGCAAGCCATTACTGGCAAGATGAGTCCAGTAGGAAAGGAAGAGTGAATCGTGCTCGGATTTACAAGCCTTATCGACAGGGTTGTTGTGCGACAAGACAAGCAACCTATCCGTGAACCTTCTGCCTGGTGGAAGTTCTGCAACACCCTCAAGCTGATCCGGGATGGCTCCCTATTCATACCCTTACTGGCAAGGGTAGCCAGGAGACTTGGCCTGGCTGTTATATACTCCGAGTTGTACGGTCACGTCAGACACGCTGACGGCACCATCACCAACTACGGACTGCTGGGTAGGAATGTCATCACCGATGCTGGGGTAGCATTCCTGGCTGACGACTTCGGTGCAGGTGGTAGTGAAATCTCCAATATGAAGTTCCACGGATATGGAACCGGCACTACCAACGAAGCTGCCAGTCAGACAGCACTGGTAACCGAGTTGACAACTGAGTATGCCAGTAACATCAGACCAACTGGAACTCAGTCGGATTCTACCAATACGTACACCACGGTTGGTACACTCACCCCTGACTCTGGTGGTACCCTGGCGATAACAGAACATGGTATCTTCAGTGCCAGTTCTGCTGGCACTCTGTGGGATCGAACCAAGTTCACCGCCATTAACCTGGACTCGACGGCAGGAGATTCGCTGGTAACAACCTACGTCGCTACCTTCCCGAGTGGTGGATAACATGGCCCTCACATCAACTCAACTGACTGCTCTGAAGAATGCTATCAACGCCGATGGAACACTGTCGGCGTTGCCTAACAACAGTGACGGCAACTCTAGCATTGCTGCTGCTTTCAATCTTCAAGCCGTACCAGACTGGACCATCTGGAAAAAACTAGTGCCAGTAGCAGACATTGGTAAGAAGATAAATGGAACTGAGTTGGCTGGGCTGACCTCGCTCAACCACACCCGACTCCAAACCATCATCACCCTTACCACTGCTTCTGGTGGGCTGGATGCTAGCTTGGCAGATCAGAGACAGTTCTTCGACGACATCTTCAGTGGTGCCGGAGGAACCAATACCAGAGCAGCACTCCTTATCCTGTGGAAGAAACTATCTAGCCGTGCAGAGAAGCTGTTCAGTACTGGTACTGGCAGCAACGCTTCCCCGGCTACGACGGATAGTAACATTGGTATGAACTTCACTCTAACCGTGGCAGACGTAGAACAGGCCCGTAACCTGCCGTGATATAAGGGGCAAAAAATGGCAGCAGGTGATATCACCACCGTATGGGGTTCTACAACTAGTAGCTCTGGTGGTCTAACTTCTCTCGGGTCGTCCAGCACGTTCATCGCAGGTTACGAGTGGTTCAAGGTGGATGTAGACGGCATGACGCCTGCTCCTCTAGACGTTCGACACCAGGGAAAGATTCGTGTAGGTACTACTCCCACTATCAACACAGAGATAAGGATTTACCTAGTAGCCAGTGATAACGATAGTACCTGGCCAGACGTATTCGACGGTGCTGCCAGTGCCGAGACAGTCACGAGTGCTGGTGTCAGGGATGGATTCGCCAAGCTAGTAGCTGTCTTACCTGTAGACAGCACTACGTCTGACAGGGACTATCCGTACAGCTTCAAGGCTTCTGATGCCTTCGGTGCCGCGCTGCCCAAGGCATATGTCCTGTTCGTGGCTCATAACACTGGTGTGAATCTTAACAGCACGGCTGGTAACCACACCTACGAGTATACTCCTGTCTACGCCAACGTGGCCGCGTAATGGAGAAGAAACGTGCTGGGCCGCTACATTGATTTGGGAAACCCCGTTGCGAACCATCCTCTCAATTTGGGACTGGTCGCGTGGTATCTGCCCTTGCCCAACAACGCGGGGGGCGGCACCCTATTTGACCTCAAGGGTCGCAGCCACGGGACGCTCGTGAACGGCCCGACCTGGAGCGCGGGGGGCAGGCCGGGGGCACTGAGGCCATGTCTGTCCTTCGACGGCTCCGACGACTACGTTGGCATTACTCCTGCCACGTCCGCAGGCTGGCCCGACATCGGCGGGGCGAAGACGATCAGCATGTGGACGCAGTTCGATTCGACCCTTGCGAACAGTCGCATCCTGTTCTCACTCGTCCTGGACGACTCGGGTGGGGCGGGCAATTCGCTCGACCTTTACTTCTCCAACAGCTTCAGCGTCCGGGATATAAACTGTCGCCAGTGGGGCGGGCAACTCCGACTGACCGCCTACCCGGCCGACTACGGCGTCTCGGCGGAGTCATGGTTCCACCTGACCTACACGAGCGGCTCAGGCTGGACGCCGCAGAAGTTCTACTTCAACGGTATCCCGGCCGCGTCCTTCTCCGAGGCAACCAGCACGCAAACGGGTGCGCCTGGGGTGTGCCGAATCGCGAGCTTCAATGCCGCCTTCCCGGACCCCTACCACAACCGCCCGGTCGACGACGTGCGGGTTTACAACCGGGCGCTGTCTGCCGCCGACGCCTACGCCCTCTACTGGCAGTCCTTGCGGGGGCACCCCGACACGATGAGGAAATGGTCCCATAGAGTATGGACGTTCGGCCAAAGAGGTGGTGGTGGAGGTACAACTACTCCACAAAGTAACAGCGGATCAACCACACCGTCTGGTACGTTACAGAAGACAGTCAACCGTTCTCTGGCGGGTAGTGTAACTTCTAGTGGTACCAAGACGAACTCAGCCAGGAAACCATTAGCTGCCAGTCTAACTGCTACGGGAACCAAGGCTAACTCTGCCAGTAAGACTATCTCCGGTAGCTCGACTAGTAGTGCCGCCCTGACCAGATCGTTCGCCAGACCGGTTAGCGGTAGCCTCACAGCAACAGGAACCGAGACTCGCTCTACTTCTAAGTCACTGGCTGGTAGTTCTACAGTAACAGGATCAACTAGCAACATCCGTGCTGCACTACAGACTCTTACTGGTAGCCTTACTGCTACTGGAGCAACTACTAGATCAACAGCAAAACCACTTAGTGGTATTCTGACTCCCACCGGTACATCAGCCAAGAGTTCTTCCAAGTCTATGTCTGGTAGCTGCACGCCCACTGGTACTACCAGTAGTATCCGTGCCGCGTTACAGACCCTAACTAGTAACCTAACTGCCACCGGGTCAGCCATAAGATCAGCTGCCAAAACACTGACTTCCAGTCTTACAACTACGGGTATTGCTAGTAAGACAACGTCAAGATCATTAGCAGGCAGTACGACACCAACAGGTTCTCTTTCAATCAACAGAGCCCTGTTCCAAACACTAATTTCTACCCTGGCGGCTATCGGAACGTCTGCACGCTCGGTATCCAAGACCCTGACTTGCTCTTCATCTATCTCCAGTGCAGTATCCAAGCTGATCAGTAAGCTGTTCAGCGGAGGCTCAGCCCCTAGTGGTAGCGCTAGTAGTACTATACCCTCTCCTCCAGAAGAGGCTTCTGATAGATACTTGACATCTTATGCGAGAGACGACAACTACCTAACCTCATACGTACAGGATGACAACTACGTAACGGGTATTATAGGGGACGGGTCAATGAGCTACAAGAAGAACTTTGAGTGCAACGTCGGTGAGAAGGTGACTATGGACTTCTTCGACACCGACAGCGAGAACCGCAGCGGTCAAACTCTGGTGTACCGACTACGATCTGTTGACTACGACGGTACTATCCTGACTACCAAGACCGTGGGAGATGGTATTACCTTCCCATCCGCTACCCCTGCTGGTTCAACCGTCAGGGTACTTTTAGATAGTGAGGATACAGAACTACCCAAGGGTAAGTACTACTACACACTGTCTAGACAGGATGACGAAGTTGTCCTCGCACATGGTGTGTTAACCGTGGGAAGACCAAGGGTGTTTGCATGATGGAACACAAGTGTTCCCACCTGGGTAAGTTCTCTGGAGAGTATGTAGACTGTACCACATGCAGGAGAGGGGTTAAATTAAAACTATATGACTGTGAGGTTTATGGCCAGTGTACGCTTACCAAAGGGGTTGACGGGTTCCCCTGTTGTGAGGGTAAGCTAACTATAAATGGGCACGCCGCATGCCCCAAGAGGGACACCAATGGGCAAGATAAAGTGGGCTTACGGGTTGACAACGGTGCCGAGGCGGAGGAACACCCTGCTCCCTAAGACTCTGTTTTCACTAAGGCAGGCGGGGTTTGAATCACCCATACTGTTCGTTGACGGTGACTATGACCCCCTGTCGTGGCGTGGCCAGTTCAACCTGGAGGTGTCGGTAAGAACCACTAACATCCGAACATTCGGCAACTGGATGTTGGGTATGTTAGAACTATACATCCGAGAACCAAACGCCGACAGGTACGCCATGTTCCAGGATGACTTCGTGACCTACAAGAACCTCCGTCAATACCTGGAGTACTGTAAGTATCCTGATAATGGTTACTGGAACCTGTACACCTTCCCGCAGAACCAGGAACTAGCCCCGGCAAGGGAAGGGTGGTACGAGTCCAACCAGCGTGGCAGGGGCGCGGTAGCCCTGGTGTTCGACCGGAAGACCCTGCTACTGGTCCTGGGTTCTGACCACATGCTGAACAGACCACAGAATGCTAGTCGAGGTTGGAAGGCGGTGGACGGCGGCATAGTAACTGCCATGACCAAGATTGGTTACAAGGAGTATGTTCATAATCCGAGTCTGGTTCAGCACACTGGTGAGATCAGTACCATGCTCAACCGGAAGCACCCACTGGCAGTATCGTTCCTCGGTGAAGACTTTGACGCCATGAACTTGAGGCAAGTACCAGCGGAGTAGACTATGAGGAGTATATCTCAAGTTCTTGTCAACCTGGATAGTCCTAGCCTTAGTCCACTACCGACACCATCCTGCTCCCCCTTACCTTACTCTAACCCTACCTGTGCCGCCCTGGCAGTGGAGAGCATGAGTAGCCACATGACGGATGAGGGTTGGCAGATCATGGTTGGTCTGGAACACCACGGCTTCAAGCTGTGCGGCTACAACCTGACTGTTGGCTTCACAGACGTAGATCAGATACTAGCCACTCTTTCTCCAGATGTCGTACTGGTGCAAGACAAGCGTGAGTGGGACTTGGCTGCCAAGGACTTCAGGGAACCTAGAGCCAGGTTCACCAACGTAGAATCTCTGAAGGACAGGCACGATATCTTCAAGCTGACCATACTAAAGGATGCACACCAGCGACCCGAGTATCACATGCAATCTGCTGAAGAGATGGGTGTGCACGCCTGGGTCACCTACTATCATTCAGACATTGTACACCACCTGGCCCCGTACACTCGCAAGGAGCACCTGATACGCACGTACCACTCCGTTAATGCTGACCGTGTACCACCCTACTCTCCAGAAGGTAGGTCGGGAACGTTGCTGTCCGGTGCAGTTAGCTCTGTGTACCCCATGCGACAGAACATGATCAGAGAGATACACAGACTACCGGCCACCATCGTGCTTAGGCATCCTGGTTATCACAGGAAAGGGTGCATGACCTATGAATTCTTGCATGCTCTCAGTAAGTTCAAGGTCGCTATCTGTACATCTAGCATGTACGGCTACGCCCTACGTAAGATTATCGAGGCTACGGCGTGCGGCTGCATAGTGGTAACCGACTTGCCTACCGACGAGGTGTTACCCGAGATAGATGATAACCTTATACGAGTGGCACCAACTATCTCTGGAAGAGATATGGGCAAGCTACTGTCTCGCCTCTACGAGACTTACGACGCCGACAGGCAGTACTACTTTGCCCAGCAGTGTAAGTCTTTCTACGACTACCGGAACACCTGCCGTATCCTTAAAGACCAGATACTTAACCTACGGAGAAACTACCCATGCTGAGGAAGTCCAACCTTACCACCAGGAATCAACTCCCACTATTGCTCAACGAGAAGGGTCTGCTAGGCACGGCAGTAGAGGTAGGCACCCACCAGGGGGATTACGCTTCCATCTTCCTGGAACGATGGGAGGGTAACATGCTAGTATGCGTTGACCCCTGGCACATACCACCGGGCTACGAGCACCAGATGAAGTTCCTGTGGGGTGACAAGAACAGAGATAATGACTTCCAGACTTGCATGGACAGATTGTCTAGGTACGAGGGCCGGTACTGCATGATGCGTATGATATCTGTCAAAGCATCCGAGCACTTTGAGGACCACTCACTAGACTTCGTTTATCTGGATGGTGACCACCGATACAAGGAAGTACTCAAAGACCTGCGTGCGTGGTGGCCAAAGTTGAAAATGGGTGGTATACTTGCAGGCCATGACGTGATAATGCCTAACCAGAGTGCTGAGGATGACTGGCCAACAGGAGTACAAGGTGCTCTGGACGCATTCTTCGGGCTGACCACCCATCACTACGACATCAACCTGATAGTAGAGGAAGATGGTCTGCCCTGGTCCTTCTACCTGGAGAAGACTCATGAATGAGACTGAGGCAATTGGTTTTATGGTAGCCCCAGGCACGAGACGCCCCGGCAAGTACCGAGATGGTGTTATACAAATACACGTCACTAGAGCGTGTGACAAGTCCTGCTTCGGCTGCACGCAGGGTAGTCAGCTACGGGGTAAGCTGGAGTTCATTAGTCTGCATCACTTCGAGCAGGCTGTGATCTCCCTAAAAGGGTACTTCGGAGTGGTCGGTGTCTTCGGAGGTAACCCAGCCCTTCACCCCCAGTTCATAGACCTGTGCAAGATACTCTGCGAGCACATACCATACGAACAGCGAGGACTGTGGTGTAACAATCCGGTCACCGTTGAGAAGGCTCGGTGCATGGCAAACACATTCAACCCTAACGTCAGCAACCTGAACGTGCACCTGGATCTGCAAGCCTACAAGATGTTCAAGAAGGGTTGGCCACAGTCTATCGTAGTCGGTCTGTACAAGGATTCCAGACATAGCCCGCCGTTCGTGGCTATCAAGGATGTCATCCAAGACGAAGAGAAGCGTTGGGAACTCATCTCAGACTGTGACATAAACAAGCACTGGTCCGCTATGATAGGCGTGTTTCGTGGTCAGCTGCGAGCATGGTTCTGTGAGGTTGCTGGTTCACAGAGCATACTACACCAAGACGAACCAGACTATCCTGACACTGGGATGCCAGTAGACCCCAGCCAAACTGGTGTCATAGTCTATGATGGCCAACTCTACGATTACTGGTGGCAGTTGCCAATGACTGCCTTTGCACACGAAGTCCGCAAGCACTGCCACGAATGCGGCGTACCCCTGCGAGGCTACGGTGAATTGGCACAGACGTCTGATGAGCATGCCACCGAGCAGACCAGTGCCACACATCAATCTGTGTTCCTACCCAAGCGAACTGGTAGGGCTGTCGAGTTGGTTACCGTCGAGTCTCAGTTAAGCAGGGGTCAGATACTGAAGATGACAGACTACTTAGGTAACGCAAGGCTATAGGAGGCACAAATGGATGATTCGTTCCCTAGTGGTATGGTGGACTGCATAAGGGAGTTCTTCAAGAAGGACCATAAACGCCCGGCAGGTCTAGACATCTACCATGACGTGTTCGACGCCCCCCTGTTCTTCCCGTTGCAAAGGAAGGCAGAGTTGATCAAGATGATCCAAGTTGCCCGCTCGATAAAGCCGAAAGTCATCTACGACATCGGCAGCGACAAGGGGGGTGGTCTGTACCACTGGTGCAAGTGTCTACCCAGCATAACCAGAGTTATCTCATGTGAGGTTAGAGGCACCCCTTATGCTGAGGAGTTTGAGAAGAACTTCCCCTTCATCAACTTCAACTGGCTGCCAATGTCTAGTCTTGATGACACTGCTTTGAGTGTGGTCTTCCAGGTTACCAAGCAGCAGAAGATAGACATATGTTTCATCGACGGGGACAAGACTGCATTCACGGAAGACTTCTATAATATACTTCCGTACATGAGTAGCAAAGGCATTATCTTCATGCACGATATAACAGACAACCCGATGCCAGGCGACTCATTCCAGGAGATACGTAGGCATGGTTACGTAACATCGGAGATAATAGACAGGTCAGACAGTCTGCTGGCTATCAATAGGGAAAAGGAAGGTATCCCTAGCAGTGGACCATACGAGAGTTGGTTGCGTCATTGGAAGGGTAAGAGTTGTGGGGTTGGGGTCATATACCTTTCTGGAGGAAACTAATCATGAGAGCCATACTGGTAAGCGTGGACTATACCGATCTGTTGTCATTGACCCTGCCGTACAATCGACACCACTTCGAGGAGGTATTGGTTGTAACCTCTATCATGGATAGGCGTAACGTCAGGCCAGTAGCTGATCAGAACAAGGCCGACATATACGTTACTGACTCCTTCTACCACGGCGGGGCCAGGTTCAATAAGTGGAAGGCACTGGAGGAAGGGTTGGATTACTTCGGCAGGCAGGGTTTACTGTGCATCATGGATGCGGACGTACTCTGGCCCAAGACCATACCAGTAGACGACTCGTACTTCCTGAAGGGTAAGCTGTATTCCCCGCTAAGACGCATGGCCCCCATGCCATCAGCTAGCGTCCCGGAGTCTACCCCCTTTCCTCCAGAGAGTGACTGGTGGATATATCCGATCCATCGTAACACCAGCGAGTGGGCTGGGTACTCTCAGATTTTCCACGCAGATGATCCGGTACTCGGCAAGACACCCTGGCATGAGATTAACTGGACCCATGCGGGTGGTGCCGACTCCTTCTTCCAGCAGAAGTGGAAGTTGATAAACCGTATCAGACCACCGTTCGAGATATTGCACCTTGGTGACGCGGGTGCTAACTGGTTTGGTAGAGCTACAAGGTACATCGACGGTACGCAACCTGAGAACGCTGAACTTAGGAGAAAGGAGATGAAGGAGTCTATCAGACGCAGGGGTCAATCCAACCCCGACCATAGGTATGATCACGAGAAGTTAGGGTAGTCACTGTGGGGGGAATTATCATGAGAGACTTCCCGAAGCTGGATGATGAGGGCGAGCCGGTTGGTAAGATGCCGTGCTGTCCTAGGTGTCTAAAGGACACCTTGATAGTAGCTAATAAGGATCTTGTCTTGTGTCTGAAGTGTGCGTTCAAAGTCGAGAGGTACCAGAACTTCAGTTGTCTCTGTAAATGTGGCATTAACGTGCCTATTAAACAGGACATGGACAACCCGTACCTGTTCCACCTGAATTGCTGCTGTGGACATAAGACAGGTATAAAGGTGGACAGTGAAACCGCCAGGATGAGGGGGTTAATATAAAATGTGATCGTGATTCCCCGCCCCCCAGGTGTTGTAGCTCCGTACCTGGAGTGTGCGGGGGTCACGTCTTACTCCTCGCTGGGGTGTGACAGAATGTGGCTGTACTGCGGGTTGCGCCCGTAAATCTTCGCCTCCTCTTCAACGTAGGCTATCATGGCTTCCTTCCACCCTGCCACATGGCCTGCCTTGTACGCACCCGTTAGCCCATCAGCGGCGCAGTCCTGAAGGATGCGGGTGAGGTGGTCGATGTGCTGCTGCTGGTCACTCAGGAAGCCGTCCACATGAGAGCCACGAAGTATGCTCGGTTCCCTGTCGGTATACAGCTTGTGCTTCGCCCGTATCTCCGCCAACCGCTCCTCACTCACTGGCCCCGGCACGGGCACGCTGTGCAGGGCTTCCTCGATGGCGGCGGTGATGATTGGGAGCAGGTAGTCAACCGTTTCCGCGCGACGACAAGCCAGCCAATCCTCTGCCTTCTCCTTTCCGTCCTCAACGCCATAACTGGCCCCATGCACCATTCGGAGATAGGTGCTGTCGCGCCATTTCTCTACGCCAAACGCCTTGGCGGCATGCCGCTCCGACGCCTCCCTGGCGATCTCTTCCACTGTCCTTGCCATATCCTTCCCCCCCAGTTGATTTCCTTGCAACTCGTCTGTACTATTATCGCGTCCTGCGTGTTGCAGGGCGTCAAAGAAGGCGAGACGTTCGAGGCCAGTATTCACTCCTGAACCGGGGATGCTGGCTCTCGGCGTTTAGGTGGGTGAGTCTGCCAATGCGGCGCGAGCAATCCGCTGCGTCTTTGCAGTCCAGTCGATGACATGATCAGGCTCAATGGAAGCAATCTCCTCCAGCGCCTTCATGTACCGATCCCGCTCCATCGCCACCCTGGACGGCTTCAGCACCTCGCCGCTGGCGGTCTGGCTGGGGGGCTGGGGAATCGCCATCTGAAGGATGATTTCAGAGAGGTTGGAACACTGTTCCTGATAGGCCGACCAATGTGTCCAGATCACCATTACTTCCTTCCCAACCACCTCTCGCATCGCCTCCGCCCCCAACCGCCACATCTCCTGAGCCGCCTCGCTCTCACAGAGCAGGTCGGTCATGATACGGTCGCGGCCCTCGACGGCGTCAGCCACGGCGGCGCGGATGGCGGTGGCAATCACTTTAATCGCCCCTTCGGCGTCACTATCAGCATTCCACTGGGGACCAAACATCACCTCGCCAACTGACACCCTGCCATAAACAGAGGTGCGCCGCTCAATGACTTTCAACTGCACCACTTCTTCCGCCCGCCTCTCTGCATCATCCTTCGTCTTGCTGCTGCTCATTCGTCACTCCTTCCCCAAGATGAGATCAACCGCCCAGCAGCCCAGCATCAGGAGAACAGCGAATGGCAAGACAATAGTTTCCCACACCGGCAAACGAACGTAATGACCGCCTCCCTCTGTATGCGGTTCATAACAGACCCCACGTCCAATACTTCTTTCATAGATTACATGGCATCGCATAAATCACTCCTTACCGAGGATAAGGTCGAGAGACCAGCAGCCTCGCACATGTGAACCTGGCGAACGCAGGTGAGCGAGGATGGGATGAGGTTTACTGGGCAAATACCCGTCAGCAACCAGAGAGGCAAACATCTGACGCGGCATGATATCGACACTTGCCGGGGCGAACCTGTGCCATCCGCCATTGACTGCACAGTTATCCTCTGCCCACCTGATCGCATCTTTGAGCCTCGGCGCGGTGTGTATTACCTCATCCTCATCAAGTTGGGATGGCCGCGCAACGACCTCAAACGAATGTCCGCCATGCGACCTGTAGACGACGATACGCTTGGCTTCTCTTGGGAGTGTACAGCCAGCCTCCTCCAGCGCGTCCGCCAGCCATCCCAGCGTGATCGGATCGAGGCTGCCATCGTCGATGGTGCCGGTGCCGCGACAGGACGGGCAGAACCATGACCCTTTCTTGCCCATGCACGCCTCGCACTTCCGCCCCGACCGGTGCTGGTACGCGTCGGAGGCGAGCGAGAGGACTTGCGTGGTCCGATAGGGTGCGTTCCAACCCACCCCGCCACAGACGAGGCAATCGCCCGGATAGCCGACTTCGGGCGTCCATTCAAAGGGTCGATCCGACCCATGCCGCTTACCGTCTCCGCCGCAACGACCGCACACCGGCAGCGTCACGGGCCGGAACGGGTTGCCGACGATGTCGCGCAGGAGACTGGCCTGCTCTGCTGGCGGTATGGGCCAACCTTCATTAGAGAATACGTGGTATGAGTGTCGACCACCATCCCAGCAGGTCCAGGCTGCGGCACGCCAGGCATAGTCTTCAGGTGTTTTCTTTTCTCTCCATTGGTAAGATGCTTTATACCAGGCATCTTTTAATTCGGCAGGAGACACAAGACCGTCGGCATATCTCTCTGCCACCTCAACAGCCCTGCGGCTATTCTCTTCTGTCATGTGTTTCCACACTCGACGGGCGCAGGCACATGCGAATAGTTGTAGCTTCCGCTGACTTACTGGGGCGTCACCTAATCCTTCTGCCTCATTAGCGTTGTGACCAGTAATTAGCCGCATCATAGCAGCAGGGTCTTCGCTGCTCAGCCACTCTTTCTCGTTCATACGTCCCCTTTGGTTAGAGCCATTCTTTGTCCTTCTTTATTTCCTTCAGAGTCTTATCCTGACTTTCCTTGATCTCGTCCTCCCTTTTCTTGATGTCCTTTAGTATCTTGCTTTGTCGGTAGTCCAGGCGGAACGCTACGATTGTCGTTATTACAGAAACCAGGAATGACACTATGTCCAACCAACTTATGTTGTCCCACATAATCAACCCCTGGCGTCTTCAGGGTGCCACAACTCGTAGCCTGCCGCCACTCGCTGTTGCATTACTAGTATCTTTTCGGCACTGCCGGGCATGGCCAGTGTCGGTTCCGGGGCTAAACCCCTCGGAGCCTTATTGGTGTTGGTTGTATTCCTAACCCTGTCAGTCTTGGGCTTAGCTTCCAGGGTAGGGTATGCTTCTCTGAACACAGAGAAGTAACAGGCGGTACATAGTCTTCTAGGTCTAGTGGGTCGTCGGAACCCACAATGTCTGCAAAGTTCCATTGTCCTCACCGTGGTTAAAAGGCGAGCCACGCTCCACTATAACCTTTAGATTCAGGTTCTTGCTAGTCGGCTGCCTCCGATACAGTACTGGCCTCATCAAATATCTTCACCATCCTTTCAGTCAACCTCCAGTTAACCATGTTTGATTTTCCACCTGGCAGCAGCCTCCTGAATGGTTCCACAACCTTCAGTTGCCGGAGGAACTTTAGCAGTAGCCTCATCTTCTCTTCAGTCTGGAAGGTGGCTGCCGCTATAGCCTTTACTTCCATACCCTGGTTGTCATCCTCGTACAGTGCCTTCACGATGTTAAGGGTAGTGCCCCTGGCAGTGTCCATTGCCACCTTGGTTACCCTGCTCATAACCTCTTCATCAACCTCGGTCCTGTTCAAGACGATTGACAGGCACATTGCCAGTCTGGTTAACTGGCTGCTCAATCTGGTGGCAACCTCACGCTCTACAACCTCTTCCTGGATCTTACTGGGCCTGGCCCGCATGTGAGCCACGAACTTACCAAGGTACGCACACCGCCGCTTGCTAGCTTCCGAGATGCTAACCCCTGCCAGTAGCTTACTGGCGTTGGCCCGTAGCCAGTCAACGTAGCCGCCAGTCATCTGCATGGCCACCACCAGATCGGGATCATGCTGGCTTTCAATCTTACCATTACTCTCAAGAGCAGTATTCCTAGCAGCCTGGTTCACTTTCCTCCAGAGAATCTCGTCTTCCAGATCGTCGTCAATCTCGTCCATCATGACGCAGTCTAGGAATCTCTCACCCAACTCCGACGAGTCGAGTCTTCTGAGAGAAGAGGTGCCACACAGAATCCAGGTCATGCGGACCCCGATGTACTCTCGACTGATACGATTGCGGTAATGGGTCCGGCTGTTAGAGTCATAAAGGTCTCTGGCTTCAGATAGAATCTGTGCCAGGTTGGGTGACTCCAGGAGTGTGTCGCCATCCTTAGTAACCAAGGTCTTGTCATACAACTGACCGATCAGACCGTTGTCGTCGTCACCCTTGGCATCACTCTTGTAGCCTGAATGGAAGCCACGCATGGTTGAGTTAGCCAAGATATTCTTCCTGCTGACGGCCAGTGCCTCGCATAGTGTAGTCTTGCCGCATGCGGCAGGTCCAATGACCTTAATCCACAGTTGGTCACCAACGCTCTTGACACTAGCGATACTGGCAAGCATGACGCTCAGAGTTACATCCATGCCTCTAGTCATCTTCATAGGCTTACGCCACTGGTTGATAAGGTCGTCCCACTTCTCGCACGGCAAGGTTTCCAGTTCAACCTTACCCTTGGTTTCAGACTTAGCACGACCTTGAATCCATGTGCCGGGCACCGGAGCCATCATCTTTACAAGCGAATCCAACTGTTTGATACGCTCACGCTGGTTATCAGACTCGGTTAGGTGATCCCTCACGTCATAGCCGTCTGGTAGGTCAAGGTTGGGTCCGTCAACACCGCCCCACGTCATGTAGTTTACCTGGACCGGTGCCTTCTCCGCAGTGGCCAACGACTGTGCCACCTTCTGCATAGCCCCGTATCCTGCTGGTGGTATGACTCTACCGGTTACTGGGTGCTTGCGAGGGTGGTCGTTGTCATAGCAGATCATGACCATCTTACCGCCTAGCATCTCCTTCCATGTATCCTGGAATACATTACAGCCCGGCACCGCTATGATGTTGACAGTAGATAGTAGGCTGACATCAACGTTACCAGTATAGGTCAGACCAAACCCTTCTTCACTCTTGGTGTAGAAGCAAGTTTCCCAGAGGCACATGGCATCCCATGGTCCTTCACATAGGATGACAGTGCCCTTCTTGCTGTCCCACAGGTTCACACCGTGCAGGCAGTGGTTGCACTCTGGTGTGGCGTATAACCTGTACCTACCATTGGCTTCCTTAACGTACCGGTATAACTGGTTCATCTTACCTTCTGGAGAGTAACCTGGTACCAGCCATGTCCCATCTGTTACTGACCTGCACACGCCCCAGCTACTAAGGGTGTGATCGTAGAGTAGTCCTCTACTCTCCAGGAACGAGCCGCATCCGTTGTACGACTCCTCTTCCATCGAGTGCTGGTGTAACAGTCTCAGGAAGGTGAACACGTTGCCACCCTGCTCAGTCTTGGTGGACTCGGCACCTGTGTTGCAGGAGAAGCACCGCCACTGGCCAGTCTTGGCATTGATAGAGAACTTCTTGGCCTTGGCACAGAACGGGCAGGTGCCAACCACTTCCTCCCTGTCAGAGTCGTGGTCGAAGTCAACGCCGTGGAATGCGTACGGCTTCAGGTGTTTGGGTAGGTTAACGACCTTTGGCATTACTCGTCTCCGTATGGTGGCTCGGCCCAGCCGTGACCATTCTGTACCCAGTTGCCCAGGTCTTGACGGTCGAGGTGGGTTACAATTGGTTTGGATTCCTTCACACTTTTAAACAACTCAGGCTGGGTTGTCCTTATCAACTCAGCCAGGGCGAGGATAACTGGTGGAAGCGATGGTGCAGATGAAATCATCTGCAAATGGAGAGACTGGTAATGGTCCAAGGCATCAGCCATGTCCAGTAACAGTCTCGCCATTCGCTCCACCAACACTTTGTCGGTGGTGTTGCTCATTACTTCTTCAGTTCTCCTGGTACAGACTCTTTAGCCTTGTCTGCCTCCCACGTAGCCTGGTTACGCTTGCAGACCTTGGCCCAGACTTTGTTGAGCACCAGTTGCAGGTCAATCTTCTCCCTGGTAGCGAAGTCGCACAGGAACACCAGTAGGTCTGCCACTGCGTCTTCCTTGGCTTCCTGTGCTTCTGTAGGTGGTAAGCCTCTGCCCTGGTGGAGTCGCAGTACTACCCTACTCAACTCACCCAACTCTTCCATCACGCCTAGCAGGGCTGGCACCGGACCCAGTGGGTGTCCATAGCTAACGCTGTTAACGTCCTTGCTACAGTTCTCACCGAACTGCTCCTTGGCCCACTTACCAATCTCTTGCTGAATCTGACGGAAGCTCTTCTCAGCTTCAGTATCTCTGGAAGAGAGTGACTGTATGAACTCCTCTCTAGTCATCGACTTGTCTTCATGTTGGACCGGTATGATCGGCTCTTTAACTGTACCGGGCCAACCCTTTGGTTTCTTCTCCACTACTTCCTCCTTCGGTAAGAGTAAGTCGAATATCTGCTCAGCGTAGTTGCCGATTGGTCCGCTGTGTCTACCGGCAGTCAGATCAGCTTCCAGAGTCAGCAGGGCGAACAACAGTCTCCGTGCTACAAGGAACTGTGCGCGCCTGGTAGACGAGACTGTGGAGAAGTTGTCCGAGTCGCAGCACTCGATCAGCTTATCCATGTAATGCAGTGCCTTGTCCAGAGACGTCAGCCCCTCCTTTAGTTTGTATCTGGTAAGGTATTTGGTGACCGCGCCGACGAACCAAGCCTCACCGTACAATTCCCACATTATATCCCAGTGTTGCTTACCATTCAGCAGGTTCGTCTGGTAGTGGGTGCCGCCAATCTGTCTGTCATTTGCGCTCAAGTGTTACTCCTTCTTGTAATATCGTTGTACCGTGGATTCCCATTCAAGTAGAACCTCCGTATCACACCGTAAACTCTAGATATAGAGATGTTGAACCTCTTCGCCAGGGCCGCATAAGACTCGCCTGCCAACCAATACCGGATCAACTCACGGTTGCGTCTGGTCTTCTCTGGTAGAGGCATTAACCACCCTCTTGTACCTCGTCTCTGTCCACATTGTAGCCGCAATCTTCCAGGCGAAATCTTTGATCTGAAGGATACGCTTCCTTACCTGTGTTGCCGGTGACCCTAGCTTGTAGTGGTGGAACGCCGAGAACATGGGCTGTGCTACTGTCCTGAAGAACGGCTCGTCCCAGTTCAATGAGTCTATCATCTCCACAGAACGCTCAGTTGGATTCTGATTGATGTCAACAAAATCCTTTAGTTCTCGATCAAACACTGTCCAGTTATGAACCAATGGGACATGGTTCTTGCTGGTGTCACTAGCCAGATTCTGAATAGCCTGCACATCCCTACCAGACTCAAGCCACTCCTCCGGGTTCCAATTGTTGGTGTAGGCGTGCAGATTATTGGTAACGTGGTGATACTTCCCGACCTGCACACCAAGGTGTGCGGCTAGATATTCCTGGAGGAAAGTAAAATGCACATAGTTGGCTCCGAACAGTCCCCAGATCATGTCATTACTCCTGTTAACGACAGTCATGTCTAGCCACCGGTTGGGCAAGAAGATGTTATCTGGGTCGCCAACACAGTTCGGACAGGTGAATGGGGACTCGTCAAGCTCTGCCGCACGCTCTGGTGTCCAGTTACCCTTGCATGTTGGGCAGACCGGGTCCGTACGCAGGGCGAACATAACCACCAAGTTACAACACACATCCTTGGAGTTATCTATCCTCAGTAGATCGCCCCCCACATTCCACATTGACAACACCGCACGCCTACTGTGGGGGTTGGCTCTCAGGTGGTTGATGATTACCTGGAGTTGGTCAACGTAGGTTGGTGGCTCCAGCATTCCGCCGTGTTTACTGACGTAGTCAGCGTTGCCATCCTCAATCATATAACGACGCCACCTATACCCGTAAGCACCATTGAACGTCATTCCATCGTCGCTAAACTCGGCCATCCTCTTGACGTAGTACTGCAACGGAGCCACATCATTCCTGCCAGCTAGCATCCACAATGCTTCGTACAGGTGGAAGAACGGGTTACAATCCCGTGCAGGGTTGAGCAGTACCCTGGCTTTAGGATTGTGATAGGTGATGGTGATTGGCTCCGGATGGTAGATGCAGTCACCGTACCGACTGGGTGTCTTCTCGACCAGTGCCCTACCTGTGTGGAACAACTCGACTACTTGGTGAAACGCATCCGCTAAGTCTCTGTACTTCAGGTGCATGGTATCCTCCTGTCTTAGTCGGGCGACTATCTTCCTAATGTTAACAGAACTAAACCTCAAAATCAACAGCCCCTCCGTGTATCCCGTCCAAATTTTTATCGAATATCTATTGACTAATCCATAGCTCTCTCCTATACTACTCTTGTGTGGACCATAACCATCGCCCTGTAAGGAGCTAAGTCATGTCGGAAGTCAAGAAGCCAGTCGCCTCCACCGCAACCGCAACCAAACCGGCTGGCAAGAAACCGGCGGCTCAGAAGCCAGCCACTCCAAAGCCACCGGCTCAGAAGCTGACCAAGCTGACACCGGAAGAGGAGCGTGAGAACGCTACGTCCGTTGGACTGGGTTTGGTACAGTACCGTATCCTGCGTGCGATGTCCGACGGTACGGAGCACAGCTATCGAGACATCGAGGCGAAGACCGGCTACTACAAGAACCTCACCCCGGTCATGCGTCAAGCCTACGATGGTAGCCTTTCTGCAAAAGGTCTGATCAAAGAGGTTGTCAAGAACGTTGATGGCAAAGAGAAAATCACCTTCGTCATCACCGCCAACGGCAAGAAGCTCGTCAAGTGACCCTCCGCCCTATGCAAAACATCATCCTGTCAAGCATAGGGCATCCCACCCCATCCTGCATCATTCTATCCAGTTCTGCACGGTAACATACCGTGTGGAACTGGTCTCTTAATCGACTCAACCTCCTGGCGAAGTTGGCTAGAGACTTGTCTCTGCTATGGTGGTACTCCAGTACCAGCTTGTTGCACGGAGGTATAAGATCGGCGTCTATTATACCAAGCTCAGACCCCTCAATATCCATTTTCACCCCATCCCAACCACCTTGTAGCAACCCAGCCCACACGTTAGGTACTAGTCTGCTATGCTTGTACCCTCGAACTCTCATCACGGTATGCCTAGCCGTATTGCTAGGGTCTCCGTTGTGATACAGGTCAACCTCATGACAGTTGTGTTCCGTAACGGCAGCCATGTGGCAGTCTGCCCACGGGCAGTTTCTCTGGAGGAGAGTATAGTTATCCTCATCTGGTTCGTAGCAGGTGACTCTCGCTCCGGCCAGGTGGCAGTAGAGTGCGAACACTCCGATGTTAGCTCCTAGATCTAACCATCGTTCCCCAGGCAGCACGTCGAATCCCACCTTCACCTTTCGATACGACTTGTCCTTAAATACCTCTCGTATGGTGTGACTATCAGTAGTGTCTGGTCTATACCGAAAGTTAACACCCTGTATCTTGGTAACCACCAGTTTCTTGCTGGAAACTCTTATCACCACTCGTCTCCTTTCCCATCATAAAGACCCCGTGTCCTACCCTCGTGGAGCCTGGTTCGCTCCCACTTGTCATACTCACACATGCAGTTTTGGAAGTCTATGGCTTCCATCCTAGCCACCAGGTGTTTGTTCAGCCTCCTACTCAACCTTTCCTTAACCTCTTTCATCTCAACCTGGAACTGTCGTCCGCTCACCTTGTACCGCATGTCTCGCTCATACAGCCGGTTCAGACCCTTAACCGAACCCGGTCCTACGGGGAACCAAGTCCACCGATCGGCCCACTCACCCGTCACCGCCCAACGCAAGTCTGCTACTATCTGGCTAGCTATGAACTTGCTCACACCTGGAAACCCCTGCAAATCCATCCAGGTTGACCGCATGCTAAACGGGGTTATATCTGGTGCCATACGATACATGGTGTCACAGACTATGTTGATAACCTGATACACCTTAGTCTGCTTCTCACGGTCTCGACAGCCGTGATTGCCGGTTATCAGGTACGCTGCGGAGAAGTTTTTCAACCCATGTCTACTCCTTTCCTCCAGAAGATCTGTTAGTCGGGTAGGCTCCCATACGTGAGGAAATCCTACAGCCTCTAGTGAATCAACCCTGTTAAGGTGTCTAGCCAGGGTTGCAGCCAACAGTATGTTGGGGTGGTCCTTGTAGGGCGTATACCAGTTCTTGATCAACCAAGAAGACACCTTGTCGTCTGCCCTGACTACGTTGCAGAACTTCCTACTCTGCAGAATCCTGTCATCTGTCCAGGGCTTGGGCAAACCCATCTTCTTCTTCATACGAATCTGCTCCCGCTCGGTTACCCAGTATACCAGTCGCTCGAACGGGGGTAGCTTACCGGCATCACTTACTAACATTCATATCCCCCTGTAGATAACAACGGGTGGGGTTTCGACTGGACAGGAGGAAAACCAGTCTACTCCCCCAACCCGTCATACAGACTCTAGGACCAGCAAGCACCGCTCTTGCAAGTGTCCATAGAGTTGTCCTCGAATATAACACCCGTCCGGTTGACGGCTGTCCGGTACGGTACCGGTACGATTGGCTGACCGTCCCTGCTGCCGTGAGGGTAGACCGTGAAGCCACGCAGTTCTGGCAGGAACTTCATGAGAGTCTGACCAAACTCTTTGACCTTACCCTCGTTGTTGATCTCGGAACCCCATGGAGGCATGTTGACTGTCGAGGATATTGCGTGATCAACCTTCTTTTGAACCCAAGCCTGGAACTTGATACGCCTCTCAACGTCGTGTGCCAGGCGGTGGGCGTCTTCAACAAGGTCGGGATCAACGTTGTACTTCTCGACCAACCTGCGAATCGTAGAGTCGATAACGAACTGAGACTTCCACACCTTGCCGTCCAGGTATCGTCTGAGATACGCACAGGCAGGGATAGGCTCGATACCGGAGGTAGTCTCGGCTACTATAGAGATGGTGCCGGTTGGTGCCACTGCTCTGGTTGCAACCGGCCTGCTCACACCCAACCTGTCCGCATAAAAGTATGCTTCTGACTGGGAGGTGCAGTAGGCGTCCAGCCACTTAGCCATCTCGTCGTTAACCCCATACTGGATACCACGCTGTAGCATCCATTCGTGCATGCCCATCAGACCAAGGCCGAGTCTCCTGTTCTTCTCCCTAACCTTGTGCATGCCCGGAATCGGTAGCTTGGAGTACAGTGTGCCGCAGAGTAAGAACGCCGTACTAAGGGACACAGCGTCGGCGAACTCCTCCTTGCTTGAGAACCTCGGCATGCTCAGACTAGCAAGGTTACAGCAGTCCTCATCGTCCCTGCTTGTAACCTCTGTGCATGCGTTGCGAAGGTTCTCCCCTGAGTTGGGACCAATGTCAACGGAGAAGCCAGGCTCACCCGTCTCCATCATACCCCTGACTGCCATGTCGTACACCTGTACCGCCCATCTGTGGCTGACCGTGAACGTGTCCCTACCCAACTGGTAGCACCTGTTCCACCTGGGGTCACTGATGGCTGCGAAGAAGTCATCATCCAGGATGACCGAGATGTTTGTCATATCCATTCTGGCTGGGAAGTTGAAGTCCTCTTTCTTCCCCTTCCTTACAAGCTCGGGCCAGTCCTTCATCTTAATGAAGCTAAAGACATCCGGGTGCCACCAGTGGAGTCCAGCCCAGATGGCACTGCGTCTGGACCCACCCTGCATGATGTACCGACCTGCTTCGTTCACCATGCTCATCAGAGAACAGGGTCCAGTAGACTTACCACCCATGCCCTTGACGACACACTCTTCCGCACGTAGGTTAGAGTACACCACGCCTATGCCGCCTCCCGTCATGAGAGACACGGTAATCTTCTGCATCAACTGCCCCCAACTCTCCCTGCTGTCATTCACACTGAACAAGAAGCAGTTGTTGGTTTGGGGGAACGGTCTGCCAGCCGCGTACAGGTATCTTCCTCCTGGTATAAACTTCTTCTCGGCTATCAGCTTCTCTACCCTACCAGCCAATTCCGGCATATAAGGATCCATCACACAGTGGGCAACCCTGTTGGCCGTCTCTGGCCAGGACTCCTTTCTACCGTTCAGCTCCATTGCATACTTCTTCTCGTAGATGGTCCTGGCAAATTCAGTCTCGAACATCCAACACTCCTTACTCACTCATCAGTTTACAACATTGGTACTGGTGTCCTCTGCATGTGGCATACACTACCCATGCGAGTCTAGGCTTTACCCCAACCCGGTACTGGGCAACCGGGTGGGTGAGTGGGGTCGGCGAAAAGGTCCATTATAAAAGCAGGAGTTGCTCCTGGCAACGGGTCACGCCGCCAGTTCTAGTTTTACCCGAGTACCCTCGCTCCAGTTATTTGCGTGGTACTCGCAGCTAACAGGCGTGGGGATACCGATATCGTTACCACCTTGCTCCATCAGCTTGCGAATCATCTGAATCTTGTCGTAGTTGTCTTTCCAAGGTTCTGCACCAGTGCCAGCGGGGAAGTCGAACACTAGCTCGTCATGAACCTGTAGTGCAATGTACGCCTGGTCAATCCTCTTATCAGTGTTGATGCTGTCGAGGAAAGCCTGGCAACGGATCATGGCCTTCATCATCCACCACATGGCAGTTCCCTGTATGTGATAGTTCAGGGGTACGGTCGGCAACACGGTATCCCACCTTGTTCTGGTACACAGTAACGGATAGCCACGCTCGGGATCAACCGTCTTGTCTGGTATTGTCTCGACGTAGCCGTGCTTGTTGGCGAAGGCAATCATGGAGTCGTTCAGCTTCTTGATGTTCTTGAACCGGGCCTGGATCATACGCTGACCACCCTTGACGTGATACGCTCTGTCAGCTGTGCCACTAGCCTCAACTGCCCCGTACTGCACGGCGAAGTTACCGTTCTTCACCCACTGGTACAGGTCGCTGCCGTATCGTTTCTTGAACACCCTGCCGTCGATCATGGGCTTGGAGTGCTTACACTTACAGCACTCGTCTTGCTTGGCCTTCGAGTTCTTGTTGTGCACCTCCTTCTTACACTCGGTACAGCTAAGACACAACTCAAACTTCTCCTTGTGTAAGATATGACTAACTAGTAGGTGGTTACTGCCGAAGTAAGGAGGATCATTAGGACGCTCGAACAGGTCTATCATCTCCTTCTCTTTAGCCTCGTAAGCAGGCAGTCGTAGCTCAATGTTCTCGGCGTCTAAGCTCCACCACTCCCTACCCGGTGCGGGACCGAAGCAGTACCGTAGATTGAAACCCTCCTTCTTGCTGATGTTCTGCTCGTTGGGGTTCTGGCTGGACCACCTCAGTGTGTCCGTGCCGGTAGGGTTCAGGCTCGGGTGGAGTACATACCAGTCCTCAACCATCTTCTGTAACACCCTGTCCATCACTAGCTCTTGACTGAACAGTGGCACGGCGAACCTGCGGTAAGAGGATATGTAAGCCAGTGCTGTATCCCTCTTACGCTTGGCTGACAGGTTCTCGATGAACCGCTTCTGTAGTGACCTGTCTGGTAGCGTAGCCAGGTAGTACTCAAGGGCACCCTTGTCCAAAGTGGGGTTACTGGTCTTGGACTTCTTACCCCTGATTGGCTCTAGCTTTAGTACGTCAAAGCAGAAGGTTCTGATGGAATTGTTGACCGCACCCTTGGGTAGCACCAGATCGTAAGGCTCGACTACCGTCTCACCAGTAGTCTCATCCACTAATCTCTCAACCTTAAACCCCTTGGCTATGTTCACGCATATCCGGCCAGCCCTCTCGGATTCCTCCAGGTACTCGCACTCCTGCTGATCTAACCTTGTGCCGCTGAAGGTGACACCCTTGCTCTCCATGCGATATGCCAGGCGTTGCCTCTGGAGAGAAACCATGTAGATCTTATCCAGCTTCTTCTCCTGGATCAGCTTCCACATAACCTGCCACATCAGCACGGTTACCTGACTGTCCATGTTGGCGTACTCTATGGCCACCGTCCACCAAGGGTGTACGTCTTCGGAGTCAACTTCTGGAGGGTGATACTTCCAGCCGGGCCACTTGGTACGCCAGGCAGGTAACTTGTGATCCTGGCCATACTTGTCCCAGAGTTTCTTGCAGTTCTGGTATGCCGGGCTTTCAAGCCACTGGTAGTTAACCAGCGCTCTTGGCAGCCACGTATCGAGTTTCCAGGACTTATCGGTGGCTGATGGCATCTCCTCCAGAGAATCACTGGCGATACGCCAGGTCTTGAGCCTACGCCTGGTATAGTCTCGTGCCTTCTTGCATGCCTCTTCAAGCCTGTCTTCCAATGGCTTGATGTTCTTCCGTACGTACCGGCTGGCCATGCTGGTAAGGTCATGGTCTAAGTTAGAACCCAGCAGGTGCCCAGCTATCAGGGTGTCACGGATGTTGTACCAGGGAAGCTTTGCTCCTGGAGAGAATGACTGTACAGGGTTGAACAACTCCAGTCCTGGCAGTATGGTGGCCAGTGCCCTTGCATCGAACTTAGTGTTCTGAAGTATGGCCAACTCGCCACTGGCATAAACAGAGTCGAGTAACTCTTTCACCTCATCCAGTTCACCCGGTGGTATGATCGGCTGCCTGGTCTCAGGATCAACGAACCACTCCCAGTACTTGACCCTGCCGTCATCCCTACATGTGGTGACTATATAAGGCTTGGCCCCGTGGTTGAAGTCGATGCCCGTGGTCTCGGTGTCAATTGCTAACATGTTCACTCTCCCATCCACTAAGTAGTTGCTGGGCTTCTTCTACTGTGATATTCACGAACGCTAACAGTATAGTGTTGACAGGCGACGAGTCGCCACCTCCCTCACTATGTTCAGGTTCCATTCTCTTTCCTCCAGAGAACCAGACCGACCGGTGTTACCCGATCGGTCCAGTGGTGTTGGTATCAAGAGGCTTCTTTTGGCTCCGCTTGTTCGTTGAAGACGCGTAACTGTTCGAGCGTGCGCAGACAGTTCTTACTGTCCTTCTTCAGTCCTTTGTTGTAGTACTTGCACATAGTCTCGATCATACCCCTCTGCTTGGCACTGATATAGTTACCAACGTCGAGTAAGATTCTCCTAGGTGACACGTTCAGTTGCTCTACGAACCTGTCATCCTTGAGAATCTCACCTTGCCATGCAACCAGGGACACTACTCCATAGAAGAACAGTTCGGCCATAGCCTCATCCTGTCCTGGCCAGGTCTTCATCATAAGTGTCAGTGCTCGTTGCACCACGTCCTCACCGAATCTGGCAGTCAGTCTGTAGAGACTACCAAGACAGGCAATCTCCCCATACTTCAGAACACGTGACCCGGTCATGGTAGGTGACGTCGGTATAGCCAGTTTCATTCCAGCACCTTCGACGGCAGACTTGGCTGCCAGTGCAATAGGGTCTTGTGCAGTCAACGAAGTAACGAACATCTGTGCAGCGGAGACGGCAACCCTACCTCCGTTCAGAATCTTGAAGATCTGAGCCTCATACTGTGGCCCACTGCTTTCCAACATCAGACACTTCCAGTGTTCCATCCCCAACTTCATCATGGCCGTCATTCGTTGCAAACCGTCAATGATGTATAGCTTACCATCACTCCTTCTACCAACCGTCAGTACTCCTGCTGCTGCTGGCATGAAGTTCTTCTCGATCTTCCTGGCGTGTGGTTTGATACCACGCTGATAGGAGTTGTCTACCGTGAGTGTAGACAATAGAACCTTCTCGATCTTACCTTCCAGACTCCCACCGATTCGACGACTCGACATAGTGTTCTCCTGTTACTAAGACCAACGGTTAAAGAAACTGCCTGTCTTTCCTCACCACGCCGGACAGGCACGACGTTCCTCGGGACACTGGTCTGTGGGAAGTGACTTTCACAGCCAGGTTGGTGATTACTACCGGTAGGAATCGAACCCACCCTCCCGCAAGGTTGCGACCCTTACGTGGACCACCAGGAGTAGCATTGCTGCTGGCAGGAATCGAACCTGCCCTAAAACTTCATAGCTCCCGTCTACTGGCATGTCACTATGAAGCTCCCCTCTAGCCACCAGGAGCAGCGTAGCAGACTTTACACCCACGGTCTGCCAGCGTGGCGGAATCTACCAACCTCGAACAGGGAGGTAAGTAGGTCGGTAGCGTGTTTGGTGGTGGGCTGCCAGCGTTATCTCCTCCGCCCACCGGGGAGTTTAACCCTGTCGCCGATGCGTCCAAGCAACAGGGGTTCGACGTACGGCCTGCTAAGGATACCCACAAGGTGTCTCCTACCTCCTTAGCAGCCTGGGACACTGGCCTTGCCCAGCAACGAGCACGGCAGGAGAAATAGGCTCCGGCAGGACTCGAACCTGCACTACTAGATTTAGAGTCTAGTCGTCTTCCAGTTGACTCACGGAGCCGGGGCGGTAGAGGAGATTATAAATCTCCCCCACCTATCTTGTCAAGCACTACTCCGGCTGAGAGTAGTTAACACCGCTGTTGAATCCTTCTGCGAAACACGCGGCTTGATCCAGGTTCTTCAGCCGTAGTTGGTATCGGCACCTATCGTCGTCTGGGTCAACGATGCCGAGGTTTACTCCAACACCGATAGAGTCATACTGCCAGGTAGTGTCTCCAACTGTAAACCGAAACACACCTGGCTTGACTTCTGTTGCCTTGTTGGCAAACGGTATCTCTTTGGTTCTTGGTTTACCCACTGGCCACCCCCTTTCACTCGGAGTCGTCACCGAGCAGGTCATCCCAAGGAACGTTACGATACTCCTGTTCGGTAGCTAAGTCTTGAACTGTCACAGTCCGGGTGCTAGGCTGCACACCGATCACCTTTACCTCAGTTCTCTTGCCAGGCTTCTTAGACCGTGCGTTGATGGGTTTATAGTACCACACCTGATCCTCTTCAGGCATGAACTCATCCTCGCCACCCTCCTCTGCTGGTGCCTCATCGGTCTGATCCTCCACTTCTTCAGCAGGAGGCTCGCCACCCATGATCCATCCTTTCACCTGCTCCCAGCTTTCGGAGTTGAGAACGTCCGCCTCCGTGTACCCGGCATTGATGGCCAGGTTGGTGAGTTCCGCCTGAGCCTCGCCGTCCATACGGTTGCAACGCTCAACCAAACCATCCAGATCACCAAACTCATCGAACGGTTCCGGCTCTGGTGCCGGTCGTGCCATAGGCTTCTTGCCTGCCGGAGTAGGTGCTGGTCTGACGGCAGGCTTGGCCGGAGTAGGTGCCTTGGTTGGCGGAGCCTTTGCTGTCATCTTGGCAGGAGCGGCAGTTGGCTTAGCTGTCGGAGCAGTCGGTCTTGCCATCGGCTTACTAGCCGGAGCAGCAGGCTTCTCTGTGGCAGCCATAGGCTTACCCGCCGTGGGCTTCTGGGTAGAGGTAGCAGTAGCCTTCTGTGGTGCACCAACCGTAGGCTTGGCAGAGGATTTGGCCACCGGGTGCATACCCTGATACTGCCGTCCTTGCGTTGCGGGTGGTGCCACTCTCCCGTTCCCAGTGTTGTCAACCGTGTCGTTCACCTCCTGAGGTGTATAATCCTTTACCCATCCGTGCCACGAGTGTAGGGTCTTTGGTTCCCTACCGGCGAAGGGGTTAGCTTCCATGGCTGCCTCTTCGGTTGGCCATGCACCGGGGTTGCGAGATGGCTTGAGGTTGCCGGTCTTAGCATCTTCTGACCAGATACGCCACTTGCCGTCGTCGCTCTGTGCAACCACCTCCTTATCCATCTTGTAGGTCCGGAACCTGAAGTAGATGGGGGGATCAGCGTTTTTGAGATCCTCACACACCTGCTCGAGATCCTCAAACTCCAGGGTACTGGTCTCCTGACCAAGCTGACGGAGAACGTTGTACACGAACCCCATGTGATCCTCAACAGTCTCCCTCGTACGACCTGGGGTATCATACAGAGGTTCCGTGATCGAGGTTAGCTGGCCCTCGGTACGGATGCCATTGAACTCCTTTGGTGTGTCAACACGACCACCGGCGTAGAAGTACCACTCACCCTCGTTCGGACCAGACTTGTACTTGTCAAACTTCATCTCCGTCAGCATGGCGACACCGCCATCAATTCCTGGAGGAAGCTCACCCATGAACCCGTACTTCGTCTCGGCATCCTTGTGCTGCTCGTGTGCGGCAGCCAGACGGTCACGCATGCTGGACACGAAATCGGACTGGTGTTGCTTCGCCATTGTGTTAGCTCCTTTATGCTAGATACTGTAGTGAACAATGTCCTCTGGCTCGCATTTGTTACTCCCCTAGAGGACGTAGGTGAGTTGTGTTTAGTCTCCGATGCAAGCCTGTCGGAGTTGTTGGTGGCACTGCCTAGACTGCAACGAGCAGTTTACCCTTCTAGAGCTTGTAGTCCTCGTAAGACCAAGCCGTACCAGAGGCAGGAGTGGTACACAGTGCCGTGTTACCCGTTGATCAACGCCATGATCTTCTCATAGCTGGGGTCAACAATTTCTGGAGGAAGTTCTTTGAACCTCGGTGCTCTGAACTTTGTAATATACACCTCTGGGCACTGAATCCGCAAGCAGTGTTCCTTTTTTCCTGTGCGAATTCTGCTTTTACCAGCCGGTCCCTTGCTCGGGCGCTCAACCACTTCCTCTCTGACGAACATCTCGCAGATGTAATCTGCTGCCTGGTTCAGCCATCCCGCAACCGACGGAGTGAGTGCTGGTCCAATATATGGCACGCCAACCGGGGTGTCATCTTCTTTGAAACTACGCTCCTGTGCAACAACAACCACGTTACAGGTGTGGTCGAACAGTGGCCGCATCAGCTCTTTGCACTTTACACCTAGTTGACCGTACTGTTCTCGTGTCATCAAGCCCCAACTCTTCTGAACCGGCACCCGATCCAACCCCAGTATCTCCTTGATCAGCAGGTCTTGTAAGCCCGTTGCGTGGTCGACCACGACAGTCCTGTAGTTATGAATACCCTCCAGAAGCATTGGTATCTGGGCACTGTCAACTATAACCTTCGGTTCGATCACCTCCCTCAACTCCGGTGTGTCGATGCTCCTCAACTCGCCCGGTCTGGCACCACCGGAGATAACCAGTGCCAGTATGGGCTTCTCGAATGTCGCCCAGAGGGTAGTTTTGCCACTCCCTGGAGAGCCGTACAGCACCATCTTGACGCCCTCATCCTCTGACGGCCAACCGGACAAAGCCTCCTGCACTACCCTCGGTGGCTGGGCCACCCTACCAGTACCCGTCCTGGCTACTGGCCTTGGTGTCTGCTTGGATATGCTAGGTGGCATACGCCCTCCTATTGTTAGGTACTAAGTTCCGGGAACAGATTGTCGGTTCGCTCCAGCCCAGCCTCACTGCCGCTGTGCAGGTACTCATCCAACTCGGAAGAGCCACCCTCATCCAGTACGTTGTACACTCCGAACGGGTGCCGCCAGTGGGCACCCCTACCACCGGCATTCATCCAGCAGTCCTCGGTTTCCTGGAGCCACCCCCACCAGTCGCACAGGCTCTCCAGTATGGGGTCTAGGCACTCCTTGGTGAACCGTCTTACATCGGCAGGGCTAATCTCAACCCGCCACCGCATGAAGAAGTTGTCCGGCTCTTCCATTATAACAGAGGCGAGTCGAGAGTAAAACTCGTCCTGAGTTTCTGGCGGCTTCCCGCCGATCCGCCCATCCCCACCACACTTTACGCACCTGGCACCGCTGGGCATCTTACCTTCACCCTTGCACTTCCCGCACTTAGCCCCGGCAGTACCCTTGCCCCTGACTATACTACCTTTCCCTCCAGAGAGTGGCCTCCGGACCACGTTGTAACGTACACCACCGATTAGATACTCTCTACCGTCGGCGTGTCTGTAGTGACCCAGTCGTGCCAGGTCAGGACTCGGATTGTTGTATAGGGCGGTCATGTACATCATGGTCTGCAAGTCGAAGTGCAGTTGCTTCTTAAGTGCCTCCGGTTGCACGTCACCCTTCGTCTTGTTCTCCTGGATGTACACGGCTGCGTTCCTGCCCTTACCAATCAGGTCAACGCTGTCCCACTTACCCCGGAGAGTAACGATCTTACCTGATGGCAACTGGTATGGAACCCCGAAGGACTCTTCCTGGAGGAGAGGGGTACGCTGTAGTACATCTGGGTGTTCTGACCAGTAGTACAGATATAGTGGGAACTGTGTAGAACACACGTTCATCCAGTGTTCAATGTTATCCTGGTCGGTGGGGTACTTCCTCATCAACTGGCCACAGTAGTCTGCTAGATAGCCCTGCCACTCATAGCCCTGTGCCCACATCTCCTCACATATGTGCCACATCTGACCATACTCGATACGATGGTTGAACCCTGACGCTGGCTTCAGACCCTCTACAACCAGTAACCTGAACCTCTCACGACACACGATGAATCTGCTGAGCAGGGAGAAGGTGATGCCGTCAACCTCCGGTCCCTTCCACACCGGGCCTGACCGAGCCTTTGGCCTGACCCTGTCAGCAGAGCCTATGCTACTCTTCAGCTTCTTAACAAAGTCCATTACGCCTCCATTATATCATTGAGACAATCTTTGCAGATAGGACACAGCTTAACCACCACCCCGTGGTTCTCCTTGGTAATCAACTCGCTACAGATAGTACAGCCGGTCTGACCTTTGGCTCTCTCACCCTTCCTGATGGTAGCCTGTTCCGGTGCGTCGATAGAGATGCTAACACCGTTGCGGTACAGGTCTTCAACCCTGATCACCACCTTCTCTTTACCCTCACCGATCACGATTGCCTGGCCAATCTCTCTCGTCAGTATCAGCATACGTTACCCTCCTAAGATATGGTCCTCGATTGCGTTGCAGATGACCACCACGCAATTCTGTATGACGTACCCACGCTGGGCTATGTTAACTCCAGACTTCAACAAGGAGCCTGGGTGGATGATGTCAACAACGTGGATGTGCTTCGGTAGTTTGACGCTGTGCTTATAGCCCTGGTGCATATAGTCTCTGGCTACCGCTCCTACTGCTACTATCAGCTTGGGCTGACAGATGTCTATGAACTCTGACAGTCGCTCCTTGCAGCAACCGATCTGGTCGGGGCACGGCTCGGATACCTTACCCCTCCTACCTGTATCGGGGTCAACCTCCTTTGGTATGCAGCAGACTAGGTTGGTCATGGCGTAGGGTATCTCTGGAACCATTTGGTCGATACCCGTGTCATGATCTTTTACTCGGCAATGGGGTATCGCCTGGTAGATCATATAATCCAGTAGTTTACCAGCCGGACCCACGAACGGCCTGCCCGCACCATCCTCGCTTTCGCCCGGTGCCTCACCTATGAACAGCAGGTCCGCCGGTATCGTACCCCTTGCGAACACTAGCTTCCGTGCCCTGTCACAGTAATCAGAGCCGCATCCACCGGCCCACTTCTTCTTGTGCAACTCATACGGTGTCAGGTTTATGGGTGGCACTCACTCCTCCTTTCCGTTGTTGACTCTAAGACAATACTCAAGGAGCAACAAAGCGTCTGATGTAGCCAGGGTCACCCTCTCGTCAGGCCACAACTCCTGTGCCTTGGCTTTCAGCCTGCCCTTGAACACAGACTTAGACTCGGTCTTCTTCTTGGTCGGTAGACCCAGTGCCTTCTGCCACTTCATCGGTGACACGGTCTCAAACCTAGCACGACTGGCCACTAACGCCATCCTGATAGAGCCATAGTTCATGCCTAGCTTGAACGCCGAGATGCTACCGTTTAGCGGCATGGCGTGGACCAACTCGACAACCGCCACTATCTGACTACCAGGGTATGCGTTGATTACCTCTAGTAAGTCACGCTCGGTCTGGGGCATGGGTACCGAAGTCAGGATACCTTCGTGTAGCATGGCTATGCCGCCACTTAATCCCGGATCAATACCCATCCATACCTTGGATCTGCCTACTATCTTAGGCATCATTTCCTCCTCTTATTGAGAGTGCTATCGCTTCCTCCTTCAGAGAGCGCTATCGCTTCCTTTTCCCTAGTACGGTTACGGTTACCGACTCGTCCTCGTTGACGACCACTCTAACCTCCATGGCGTACCTTCTTGCAGAGGCGTTGTTACGTATCTGCTGTGCCATCGTATAGCCACGACCGTTGAAGTCGCGACCTGGATAGATGGTGAAGGGTTCTGTGGTTGCAAACCATTCCTTCCAGGGATACCTCCTGGTATGAAGGTTGTTCTTCTTCGGCCTGCCACTGTGCACGGCCACGTCAACCTCCTTTCTATCACAACAACAAGCCCCACCCGCCGTGTCCTTGTTGAGCACGGTAGGTGGGGCGGGATCAACTCTTACGTGGCGACTCGAACGGGCTTCTTCTTACCTGGCTTAGACTCTGGTTCAGGTGTGGGTTCCGGTTCGGGTACCAGATCAAATCCTTGATCCGGTTCAAGGTTGGGTTCAGCCTTCCTGGCCTTACGCTTGTCACGGTTCTCCTCTCTACGCTTGATCTCCTGTTCCTTGGCAGCCTCGATCTCCTTCTTGGTTGGCTGACCCTTAGCAGGAGGCGGCTCGTCCCCGTCACCCTGGTCCTTTGGATCGCCAAGGTCGATGCCACCCAGGTCCGGGCACTCAGCGATGGTACTGATCTGGGTCTCTGGGTCAGTGTCGTACTTGGGCTTAACAGAGCCGTCGGTCATCTTCTGGTTACTGGCGAACAGTCTCCACGCCTTCACCAGGATAGCCAGCTTCTCACTGTTAGTGGACACCAACTTGAGCAGCTTCCTCGCTACGTTCAACACGCCATCACCCTTGCCGAACGCGGCCCAAAATTCAACGGCTTTGTCCCACATAGAGAAGTCAATCAACTCCTCCTTCGCCTCACCACCTCTGACGGCTGCCAGGTAGACACCCTCACCGGTCTGACTTGCTGCCATCATATACATCATACCGGCGGCGAATCCCAGGTTGATATACTCTTTGATGGAGTTGTCACTGTTCTCATCATAGACGTGACTGACGCAACGCATGAGCCTGGGGTGCTTCTCCAGGAAGTTCAACACCTCGTCGTGTGTACGTCTCGGGGAGAACGAATGCTCTCCGTTGCCGGTCCGGTGCCACAACAATCGGATAGCCATGTCGGTGATCTTCGCGGCAGCCTTGCGATCCTCTGGCTTCTTGTTGCGGAAGTACTCTGAGCGGAAGATCACGTCGCTGATGGAACGCGCCTTGCAGGTGTCCATCGTGTTGACCACCCTATCGGTCTCGCTCAACCCGTAGACGATCAGCTTGTCTATCACACAGGGCTGACCATCCCACAACTCCATCCACCGTGCGTGCTTCTGCCGCAACTGGTCTGCCACGATCAGGGCAGGTAGGGTGTGCTGCCCGTTGAGAACCAGTGCCGTCTTGCCGATCAGGATAGGCTCGCCGTTCACGGTCTCTCTGTCACCGTTGGGTGAACCATCTTCGTGCATGCCGTTAGGTCCAGCCCACCGTCTGTTCAAGATGGTCTGCGTAAGGTTACTAAAGTTGCTCTGGTAGAACGGCCTGTTGTTGATGTTGTTCAGACACCACACCGGCTTGTTGTCGGCGTCCTTGAACAACGGGTCTAACCACTTGATACCGTACTGGTCCTTGAATTTCTTAACCTCATCTTCATCCCAGGTTGCCCCGAGTAGGAAGATAGCATGTTCGACGGTGACTGGGGTAGCACCCCACGCCTCTTCGATAGCAACCTCCGGGTACTTAACCGGACGCTCTACTGCCTGGTCAACCAGTTTGCCGGACGCCTTAGTCTTCTTGGGGGTTTTCGTAGCCATTGTTATAGCTCCTTGTCGTTGGAGGGATTCACTTAGCCGTCGGGCGTCCGACGGTCGTTGTCTTACGAATCAGCCGTTGCTCGTTGCCGTCCGTCGCTTCAATAGGAACAGCCTCTTGCTGAACCTGCTTTAACTGCATCCTCCTGAATCGGCACAATTCCACTAAGGTAACTGATTGCAGGTCTTCATCACACAACCTACATACAGGTATCTCCCTAGATATCTCCTGTCTGGTTTCGTTGTGCTTCAGCCCCGGCACACTGCGGTATACCCTATGTACCCTCATCGTGTTATTATGTGGAACCCATACGCCGCACACCCTACATCTGTAACTCACCGCTCATCATCTCCTTGTCGTTCGGGTTATAGGCGAAACTCTGCCGCCTATTATAAACACTGGTTTAACCAGATTCAACTGCAAAATTTTTAGCCGCACAAATTTTGTTCAGAAATTCATGCGGCTAAAAGGTTTACGTCAACTTTGGTTTTCAGACGGTAGTAATACCGTTTCAATTCTCAGGTTCACTATACGCTCGCTAGGGTGGCAGCCATACCCCATTATGAAACTCTCTGGAGAGGTAGTGTAGTACAGGCTAATGAACTCCTCTGCTTGGTATCGGCTATCGAATACGTGGCTTGGCCGAGGATACAGCCAATGGAACGTAAACCTCCACCATGATTCCCTTTCTCTCCAGAAGAACACCTCATACAGTATGCGGTTTGGGTCTCTCATGTCTATAAGGTCAGCCACTACCAGGAACATAGTAGCCTCCTAGTAACCAGGGAACACCAGTACCGACACGAACTGTGGTATCTCTTCTGGAGGGAAGGTGTGGATGCTATACTCCATGATCTGCCCGTTGCGTACTATGTATTGCGGTATCTCAACCCAGGGGCCACGCCCCCTTCTTATCTCACTGGCTTGCTCGTCGTACTTCGCCTTGTCGAAGAACTCCAGCATGTGTTCTTCTAGTGGGCATATGTCTGAACACTGTAGGAATACGCAGCCGATGATCGTTCCCTTCGGCAGCTTCTGCAGATACACAATCAAGTCTTCTGCTGTCATCATGGTTAGCTCACATAGGTTAGTTCATGGATTGCCCTGGTGACGCCAACATAGAGGAGGTTATACTCCTGTTCCAACTGCCATGCCATCTTGGCCGAGGGGTGTGGGCAGGGTGACTCCTCTGGTTGTAGGAAGTACACCCGTTCAGACTCAAGACCCTTGGCCTTGTGAATACTACTGAACTTGACGCCAGGACTGACGGTGTCGTCTGTGAACAAGGACTTGATCTTGTGGATCACCCCCTCCACCGTTAACTGACCATCGGTGAAGCACATCACACAGTCAGCCCTGTCATTGATGCCCATGATACGGGTCTCTGAAGGCATCTTCTTCGCTTGCTCCTTGGTTATCTCACCGAACCTCCACTCGTCCAGCTTACCAATCAAATCAGGCACACTCTCAGCACCCATCCTGTTGACGAGATTGACAAGGTCATCACCGATCCTCCTCCCTTGTATCATGGCTCGCCTACCCTTCTTGAGAAGGCGGAAGCACTGGTTAACCAGTGGTGCGTTGGTTCTGCACAACACCATGTCACCGTCCTTGGTTGTTGGTAAGTAAGTATCCTCGTATGGAATCTCTCGCACACCCTGATCCCAGTAGTTACTCGACCGCTGAGTGGTGTACTTACCGTGACTGATCTTCCCTTCGTGCGTGTCGGGGAAGTAGGAGAAGTCTGGTACGATACGCCTAGCCTCCTCTACGATGGCCTTGCCACACCGTCTGGTAACGGTGAGGGGTAACTCCACACAACCGGCAGGGGTGTCATCCAACTCCTTCAGCATGCGAGCCATGCTCTGAGTATCGGCTCCAGTGAAACCATATATAGCCTGCCTGTCGTCACCGCACATGACCAACCGCTTACCCATCTTCCTAGCAAGGGCGTGTTGGCACCTGCCCAAGTCCTGGAACTCGTCGATCAGGAGCAGGTCGTATCGGAACACTGGTAGGTCCAGGATGACAGGCAACCAGACCATGTCAGAGTAGTCGATCATACCCCTACTCTTCGGATCCTTGCACTTCTTGAGTATGTCAGGCACCAACTCCAGCAGGTTGTCACGATGAGTACCAACCTCCACGTCGTACCTGTCGATCAGGTAGTCCAGATTATCCTCAGTTGGGTCACTGAGTGTGACCTTACAGAGCCGTACCAACTCTGCCGCAGCCGATGGTAGGATTGGGTCTTTCTCCCTGAGTACCCTAATGTCCAGACCAGTTAGTTCCTCCATGATCAGGTATGTTACTAGTCTGTCATCGTCGGGCACCTCCAGTTTACCCATCGACTTGAGTACCGACCGGTAACCCAGACCGTGCATAGTCTTGGCCTCTACTCCTTGAGGCACCCTGTCTTTCAACACCCTTGCGATAGACGTATTGTATGCACACATGCAGATGAACCTGGCACCCTTACTCTCCTCCAGAGAATCCCATACCAGAGCCTGTTGCTCTGATGGTGTGATCTTGGGGATGCCGCCAGTCACCATGTCCAAGCCACCGATCAGAGTTGTAGTCTTACCAGTACCAGCCCTCGCCTTCACCATCAGGTGTGGTGGTAGTCCACTACGACGATGTTCTCTGGAGGAAAGGGGATCATGTTCATGGGCTACCACTGTAGGCTCAGTCCCACTATTCGGTATAACTCGGAGGGGCTTTTTGATCTTGCTTCTGAGCATTGCGGATAGTCCAGACTTGCCACCACCGGTTGATCTCGTACTCCCTGGTTCGGCAGAGTTCTCGCTGGTGTCGTTCGTACCAGTTGACGGTGAACTCTGAGAACTCGCCTGCGATCTCACCACAGGGGTTGAGGATGGCTGGTACTGTGAGGGTTGGGTAGGGTCCGGGCTATGCTCACCCTCAGATTCATCGGTGATATCGACATCCGTATCTTCTACAGACTGCACACCACCTTCGGAGGGGGTTGTAGATGTTTCGGTAGGGTTTGCTTCCTCGCTGATCTTCCCATCGAGAGTAGCCTCGCTCGCCTCCGCGAACGGGTCATCCACCACGGTGATAAGGTCTGGAGCTTCAACCTTCTTCACCTCTACTCCAACCCTACCAGTGTTGTTACTCCCGCCGTAGGGCTGTACCTCTACACGGAACTTCTGTGCCGAGCGGAACACAACCTGTCTCTTGGTGGTAAGGTTGGTACAGTAGTAACGCCAACCCCTACCACGGAACCCTTGCTCAATACGGTCCACTCTTACCGTGGTGAGTTTATCACTCACCTTGGCCCTGTAGGTCTTGCCAATCTGAATCTCGTCGTGTCGCATGTCTATTCTCCCTGGTTAGGTTTAATACTCCCCAATTATAACAGAGCGGGGTTACTCTTCATACCGATCAGGGTCAAGCATCTCGTATACCAGACACGCCTCGGTTATGTCTTCCTCACTACGCCCCTCCTTCTCAGCCACCGCCCTGACCGCAGCCCTTGCAGCCTCCGCGTACTCGTGGCTGATCTGCCAGTCGTCGCACTGTCCATCCCTGTAGTGCTGCCAGATCAGACCCTGTATCCTCCGAGGAACCATAGCCCAGTGCTTCCTGCACATGAGCATCTCCGGCTTGACTGGTGTGTTACAGCATGCGGCGTGACAGGTGTGTGCCATTTAGGTTCTCCTATACTTGCGTCTAGTTGGGTTGTACTTCTTACGCTTGTGCTTCGGTTTGTACATGGGACTCTTTGGGTCGGTGTACATCTTGATGCGTAGCATACTGGTAAGCCTTCCCTGTGCTGCCCAGAAGCTACGCTTTCTATCTCTACTGTCAAACTCAACCTTGTAGTGACAGCTTTTACACAGAGGTATCAGTGGCTCCAGGTCCATGCCGACCAACACTTCTCTGGAGTAAGAGGTATGGTGTATCTCACTGGCCCTGTTAAGACAGCACCTACACTCTGTACCCTTCAATACTAGTACCCTGGTTCTGATGGTTGACCACAAGTCACTCATCAGGTAGGACCAGTATGATGGGAAGCCTAGTCTCTTGAGTACAACATCTCTCTTCTGATACTCTGTTAGCTCTTTCATCTTAAAACTCCACTCTTTCCTCCATCCCAACAGCCGCCGTCCACCACTAAAATACTCCTTTCTAGAGTAGAAATCAAGGGGCGGCGGCGATTCCGGTAGTCAAAATCAATTGCCGGGGAAGATTAGTAGTGGTATGAACTGTGGCTCCTCATCCTTGGGCCAGGTGAGGGGATCATACTCCATGATGCGACCATTGCGGAGTACGTACCGTTCTGGTCGGGAGTATCTAGGGTAGTTAGAATCACTATCCCTCTCAGCCTTACCGTAGAACTCTATCTCTTGTAACTCCATAGGCTCGTAGTCAGAGTGTAGCCTGTACATAACCCCGATGACCGTGTCCTGTGGGTACTTCTGCAGATGCTCGATCAGTTCCTTTACAGTGATCATCACACAATTCTCCAGTGCTCGGGAAAGAAGGTAGGCTTGCGCTCAGGTGCCACCTCGATGCCACTCAGTCTCATCCGGTTGTGGTAGGCACAGAACCATGAGGCTATGTCCTGTTGGTTCTCATTCCACGACCGGACGGTGGTGAGTATCTCTTCGTACGCTTCGTGGTTCATCTCCAACTCATTGGCCCACTGACCCGGCTTCACTTCCACTATGAAGTACAGGTTGTTGGTTATGGTCCTGGTGGGGTCGTAGTCTCTGGTTGACATTGAACTCTCCTAGAAGTCGATGTCGGGTGGTGTGATAACGTCTTCGTCTTCGTTTGGGCCTTGCTCCTCACTATCATGAGAGCTGTGCTCATCAACAACGCCGTTGGTTCCCGGATGTTTCCAGGGTGAGGCAGTCTGCTGACTATTCTTGCGTGGTGGCCTGGCGTTTTCCCTAGATTGGTTCTCCTTGGCCTGTGCCTCACGCTCTTTAGTAAGGCAAGGGTTGGACCAGCTGATCCTGGCACTGTCGTAGTACATGCAGATCCACAGCCCACCCCTACCCTTCTCCAGTGCTGAGTAGACCAGGGTGCCGTTGTCGAAGCACCGGACCGTACCCGCCTCCTGATCATGGTTGGCCTTGCACCCCACGTTCTTCAACCGGGTGATCATCTCCTTCACCTCGGCCTTTGTCATCACTGATACTGGCATGTCATATCTCCCTTAGTACTCATCCAGGTCGAACTCGTAATCACCGTCCACGAAGGAGTCGGTGCCGTCGTGGTCATACTCCTCTTCAAGGAACTCTTCTTGTTCCTCCCAGCATCTCAGGTCATCGTCGTACTCGGCTCTCGTCTCGTAGATGGTAGCGAAGGTGCTACCCGTATAGCCTACGCAGTGGTCGTTACCGAACGTACCCCAGTAGATAGTCAATGATTCCTCATCACCGACGAACCACTCTCCACTAAGGGAACCGTACTCGTACTGTTGGTTACGGAACTCAAAGTCATCTGCTAGTTCACAGATGCTCTTCAGACCGGCATTGTTCCAGTCTTCAACGTGGTATGCTCTGATCGTAGTCGTGCCCATTCTCTGTTGCTCCTTTACTGTAGGTTCTTGTTGAAGTCTTGAGGGTGCGGATACATGAACATACCCGACTCTATTGCCTCGTCCTGGTTATCGAAGGGACCGATGAGCATACGCCCATCGTCCACGTACCACTGATTGTCAGACTCACTCATGACCACCGTCCATATCTGGAACATGATTGCACTCCTGTTTACTCTCCTAATCAATCAACTCACCTTCTCTACTCTACGGTCACACACGTCACAGCCACTTAAGTACCCTATCCAGTGTGTGTATTCTAGTGCCAGCTCTGCCTCACGTATGGTACGGAACCTTGCCAAGCGTTCGTTGTTACTGTAGACACTCCACCAATAGTGTCCTGCCCTGCACAGGTATAGCCTCTCGGCCTTGCGATTGGGTTCCCTATTTCGGGTCAACCATCCTGTTATGATGTGCACTACTAATCGCCTCCATCGTTGTCACACATGGTACTATCCTCCAGAGAACCGGGGTGGGCGATACCCCGGAGTTAGGTTACTTACTGATCTACTCTACGTAGCAGTCCTTGCCCATCTCTAGTCTCCTCGGGTTCAACTGTCGTCCACGTTCTCATCTAACACGTCTTCAATAGCAAGCACCTCGTCGTTGTGTGGACAAGCGTGCCGCTCCGCTAGTTCTCTGGAGGAAAATACCCTAACACAGTCCATGAACATGGTGTAGGCTCCCTCCTCTACAGTCTCATACTCACTGAGGCAGCGGTAACGCTTGCTTAACCTGTGTTGTATTAGGAACATTGCTACCTCCATCGTGATTGCTTGTTGTTCATACTGTTGCTATCATTCATAGAACCTCAGTTTACCTGCTGGAACTGGTCGAACTCTTGACCGCTGATCGGCAGCCGCTTCATCAAGCGAACGAACCGGTGAACGTCGGCCATCTTGTCGTTCACTATCTGTTGGTTGGTACCGTGTGTAGACCAGCCATAGGTCTCTCGGTAGTACGGCACAAGTACTCTGCTAATCCACTTGGCTATGCCAGGTGTGTAGTGGTCCATTACTACCCCTAGAAGGTGTCTTCGTCTATGTCCTTGGGCTGAACCTTGGGTAGTGGTGCCTCAGCCTTTGGTTCCTCTTCAGGAACTACCCTTGCCGGAGGCATCAACTCTGACGCCCTGACCTTACGCTCCAGGTCACTGATCTTCCACCACAGCATGGTTACGATGATCATTATGGAGATCATGGCCATCGTGTTGACGATCATGTACAGACTCACAAGGAACTCTTGGTCTTTCATAGCACGTCTCCAGTATAGAAGTCTAGCCAGCTAAGGTATTCGTAGCCGTCGGTTGGTAGTCTACCGTGCACCATCTTGAAATGACGCACGCCGTTGTAGTACCCCTCTACAAGATCGTATGCGTCACCGTCGAACAAGTCACCTATGTCGGTGAGGAACTGAGGCATTACAGTAATGATCCATTCTTGTATGGAGGTGTCGTACATCACTAGCTACTTACTCGGGGTCGGTGTTGATGAACTGGTCAAGCTCTGCCTTGTCGTTAGGCAGCCGTTGCTTGCAGAACCTGAACGAGTTGGTATAGTAGAACAGGTCGTCGTAGCCACTACGATCCAGACTAATGGCGTACTCACTCCAGTCCTCGACGTGCTCCAACATCCACTCATGAACCGGTGTGTAGTACTGTTCTCGTACCCTGTTCTCTACATCACTACGGTTCCGGTTCTCGTAGTGCATCAGGTCACGGTTGGTCTTGCTCATCGCTCATCCTCCGGTTTGTGTACTATGGGATCAAGGCGACACTCTTCTTCTGCCATCCTTGCAGCTAGTTTGCACGTCAGTCTAGCGTCCTGCTCACCACTACCCTTGCCTATTAGGTCCACCCACTTGCTACCGTCGTGCCACTGGGGGTAGTATCCCTTGCTGAACGTCCAGGCGATACGGTAGTTGTACTGCTCACCCATTACTCTCCTCCCTCATAGATGTCGTTGTCCATCTCTACCACTATTACGGTCAGTGCTGCTAGTCCAAGCAGTGTGACCAGCACAGCCAGTACGATTGTCAAGAGCATGGTATTACTCTCCAGAGAGGGGGGCCGGGCGATAGCCCCAGGTTAGGACTGGTTACGACGGGTAGGTCAACTGCTCGATACGCTGGGCGATCTTGAATCGCCGTGCCTTGCGTCGGTCACTCATCAGCTTGACTCGCTGTCGGCTGTCGTTGCGTGAGCTACCAGTCCTGGTGTGGGTACGGTGAATGCTCATCGGCTCGCGGGTGGACTCGATGCTGTTGTCGTACTGCATGTCTAGCTCCTGTGAAGGGCGATGGGTATAGGGCGACTAGGGTTGGGTTACTTGCTCTTCGGGAACACCTGCTTGACCTTACCCGCCAAGGGTAAGACCTGTCGGACCTTGCCCTCATCCATGTTGTAGCCGACCAGTTCGGCAGCATCCAGTTGGTTGTTGTGGTACGCTGCCTTCAAGTCACGGAGGTTACGGTAGGTCTGGCCCACGAACTTGCCGTGTCGGTAGCCAGAGAGATAGTATCGTGTCTTACGTGCCATGTTATAACTCCTGTACTGGTAATGGGTTGCGTCGTTACGTCGTTGGTTAGGGGTTACTTACGGGACCACACCACACTGATGTACTTGCTCCCCTTCTTGATGAAACGCTCGCCGTCGTCACCCTCTGTAACCTTGAACGTAGGCTGCTTACCAACTGGGATGTACCTGAACCTCTTGCCCTGCTTCACCCGGTAGTAGAGATCTCCCTCATAGTTGGGCTGCTCTGCCTGCTCGATTGGGGTAGTAGCAACCTGCCCGACGACGGGTTGTTCTTCAACAACTGGCTGCTCTTCGACCGGCTCGGTAACCCCGTTCACCGACTGGATGACAAGCACCACTTCACGCAGTACCTCTGGGGTAGTGACTGGTGGCTCTGTGCCAGGGTCATACGACTCGATGCTGCACAGACCCGATGGCATGGATCGACTGAGCATCTCGTTGCGTCGGGCATCGACCGCCTCCCGCTGTTGCCGGTAGTAGGACATGGCTGGTAGGGCGAGCAGTGCAGAGATCGTGCTCATCAAGAACTGCCAGGCATCGGCTATCACCTGGCGGTCAGCTCTCTGGAGGAAACCACTGAACATGGCACCCAGGTACATGTCGAGGGTGGCGTCGATGCGGGAGAGGTTGGACTCGTTGCTGCTGTAGATGCGGTTGGTAGACAT